TCAGCGCGTCTTCGCCTGCTGACGCTTCACATGGGCAAGTATGGAATCCTCGTTGAGCGCTCCGCGATCGACGAGCACGCTGTCGAACGCACGTGAGGTTCTCGAAACGGCAGACGACTCGGAATAAGCCGCTGCATATTTGGATGATGGCGTTGGCACGCGCAGATAGTTGCCGCCAGGTGCTGCCGGCTCACGCGTGAAATTGCCTTCCGGGCGCTCCGCCAGGAACGGACCGATTTCCGGCAGAATTGCAAATTGTTCGAAGGCCGGTGCGGGGCCGTTGACCAGCGGCATGGCCTGGAGCGCTGCATTCTTTTTGGTGCCAACCAGCGCCGTCTGCGTCGAAGCACCGTAATTCGGGTTGGATGTCGGGGCCGGCACGAAATTCGGCGAAGCCGAAGCCACCATGACACCAGTCGCGATCTGCCCTTCCGGCGCAACACCCGGAGAACGAGAGCCCTTCGGAACATAGGACGCCATCAGATAAGGCATGTCGTGCCCATCAAGCGGCGCGCGGCCTGCATATTGCACCCGCACATTCGCCGTTCCAGTGCCCTTCATGTCGAGAAGATCTGCGGTCTTGCTGGAAACGTCGATCAGGCGACCTTCATGGAAGGGTCCGCGATCGTTGACGCGCACCAGAACCGATGCACCGTTTTCCATATTGGTGATGCGCGCATAGCTCGGTAGGGGAAATGTCGGATGCGCAGCGGAAAGATGTTCCTTGTCATAGACCTCGCCATTTGCCGTCAGGCGGCCGTGGAAGGCGGAACCATACCAGGAGGCAAGACCGGTCTTGTTGTAACCCGGCTCTTCCTTCGGAAAATAACGTCGGCCCTTGACGGTATAGGCATTGCCGAGAAGCTCGCGCCCGCCGCCCTTGGGAATGTTCTGGCCGTCGGCCACGCGCGGGCTGGCTTTGACGCCATATTCCGATTCGGAGAAATATTCCTTGCTGCGCTTCTGCTTCGGTTTGGTCTCAGAGGTGGTGGAACACGAGGCTGTCGCGGCGCAAAGCACGGAAATTGCAAGCCACTTCACGCCCGATCTGGCGTTGATGCCGAGTTTCTTGACCGTAGATTTCAAATCGTCTGCCCCACGCTGCTTGCAGGCTCGAAGAACCGCACCCTCATTTGCCTCGATGCATGCCCCTGCCATCGAAGCACCTAACAGTCGCTTAATCTTGTGCATAACGTGGCGAAAATGCGAACGACTTCTGCAAATTCGATAAAATTGTAACGAACGTAGTTAACGATTTATGTCTTTTCCGCAGCGCGGGAAGCCCGACGCGCCTGTAAACGCGCAGTCTCGAGATGTCTCCTGCTCAAGGAACAAACGAAGCCCGACCGCGTTTTCCCCTCGCAAACACACGAGCTTCCGCCGGTTTTCGGCTGAGTGAGGGAACATGATCAAGTCAATAAAAACCGCCGGCCTGGCGCTCGGCATCGCGCTGGTGTCCATTGCCGCGCCTATTCACGCAAGTGCGCAGGACATGGAGCTGCGGATCGGCCCCGACGGCGTTCGCCCGGTTATACGTGATCGAGACCGCGACATGGACCGACGAGGACCTCCGCGCATGCGTGGCTGCGGCGAACGCGAAGCCCGCGCCGCCGCCCGCGAGGCAGGCCTGCGCGACCCCGAAGTCGTGCGCGTCACCCCCGGCCGCGTCGTCGTCCAGGGCTTCACCCGCCGAGGACCGGAGCGCATCACATTCGCGAACGAACGCGGCTGCCCTGAACTCTAATACATTAATCAACGGAACCCGCCGAAAGGCGGGTTTCTTCATTTCGGTGATACAAGAAATTTCCAAGCCAAGAGAACACCGCGTCGCTAACGCTGCCGGTTCTCTTGATTTCAAACTCTCTGTTTGGAGTTTTATGGCAGATGGGGTGTCTGTCACGTTTAAGCCCCTACTGTGTTGAAATTGGCTCTAAAATTTTTTGGTCATTTTGAAATGTACCCGGTTTTATACCCGGGAATATTTTTCAGTTTTCAGGACGCCTTTTTCAGCCTTCCCACGGTCTGCCGGCTGTCCTGCCATCCCTTAATGTCAGCGACCGTCCATCGAACGCATCGTTCTCCCAACTGGCGGGGACGGGGAAAGTCGCCATCATCCATCCAACGGTACAGCGTCGACGAACCGACCTTCACCATGGCAAGGACTTCCTTGAGGGACAGATAAGCGTCAAGCGCGATAAGGTTTTGTGCGGGGGTGTCGGACATCGGTACGCTCCAAGCAAAATCATGACAACGGCGAGAGGCATCGCCGAGTTGGAACTATCCGCGTGAACAATATGGGAACATATGGGACGTTATGTCAAGCCACGGGAACTAAAGATGCAGACAAAAAAGCCAAACCACGAGAATGACCGTCGCGACAGCCACCACCCTGCCCTGCGGCTTCGCAGCTTCCTTTATGTGCCTTGCTCTAGGTCTCGTCATGTCGGCGTCTCCCCATCTCCGCGTGACGGAGGCGAAATGCCTTCAGGATAATCTCGACGATGATAACACCGCCGATACCGGTAATGAAACCGCCCACACTCGCGGATTGTTCCTCCGCAATGCTCATCGCACCAAAGATGAAGTGAAAGAACTTCATGCCGACGGGGCTAAGAAAATAGGCGGCGGCGGCACCGACCAAGAACTTTCGCGCGCTAGGCCCCCAGCCCGTCCACTCCATCGCGACGGACACGGCAGAACCGGCGATACCCGCAAGCGCGATCTTCCCTTCTGCCGACCCCCACCAGTCCCAAAAAGACATTAGCCTTCTTTCTTCACAGCGCGAATGACCGTGTTCCCGCCCATATAGAGGCCGGTATAGATCGTGAAAATTCCAAGGAAGGTAGCCAGATCGAGGCCCACCTCAATCTGAACGCCGGTACCAGTTGTCCATAGCAGAGCGTTGAGCAACGGCCGGACCATCACAAACCATGCGATGCAGGCCAGCATGAGCCACATACCTGCAGGTCGCCACATCCAGCCGAAAGAACTGTCCTTGTTCATTTCGGCCAGCATGAGGCGGTTCGCCTCCTTCTGCTGCTCGACTTCGGCAAGGATCAATGCCGGGGCGATGGGTTCGACCTGGCTGACCGCCTCGTCCAGCTTGGTTTGCGGCAGCGTGGGCAGCTCATCGACCGTAACGCCGGCTTGCTTGGCAATCGCATCGATAACAGTGCCGCCGATCTCACCCGCGACGCCGCCCACCTGCTGCTCGAGGATGGTTTTGACCGTGGATGCACCGACGCGCAGCGCTGCGCCGATCAGGATAGAAGCAAGCGCGCTCATGCCGCGATCTCGTTGTAGGCCTCAACGCGGGCATCGGCGGCGCGCTTCTTGGCGATGAAGATGATGGTTGCCACGGCACCGGCCGCCACGATGGCGACGAGGAGCCAGACCGTTGTCGCGTCCGTCACACTTGATGGCTCGACGACTGGTGCGGCTGCTGGCGCCGACGCTGCGGTGGCGCTGGTGGTCGCCGCCTTCTTTGCCGAACTGGCCTGCTTTGCGGATGTGACGGATTCATAGAGCGCTTTCTCGCGGACCTGCGTTGCCGACAGGCCCATAGCTTCGAGCGCCATGGCGACGCCCCGCGCCTCGATGTCAGCGACGCGACGTCCCCAGCCCTTGCCGAAGGTTTTCCAGATCTTGAGTGACTGCATGAACGACAGACGGGCGCGGCAGATTTTCTTTACCGTCTCGCTGTGGTCGTTGCTGCCTGCGGAAGCGAGCAGCCATTTGCGACCGCGGGAAACTCCGGAATTGACCGAAGCGTCGTAGACAGCCAGGTCAACGCCGGGGAACAGCTTATCGGAACCGCAGGCGAGCCAGAACTCGCTACGATAGAACTTGAGCGCCTGCGCCATGGTGATGTTGCGCACCGGCGTCCGCTTCATTCCCATTTTGTCTTGATATTCGTGCCAGCGGGTTTCGGTGATGCCGTACATCGTCTTGCCGCCGGGATCGTCGGGATGGTCGCTCCATCCGCCCTCCCATTTGCCGGTCACGGCTTGGCAAATCTCGAATCTGTCAGTCATGGGCGCGCTCCGAAATCAGGGGCCGCACTCATGCGCTAGCGATGTGTTTCAATATCATGGGGGAGTTGTTGCAACAATCCGCCAAATCCAGTATTTAGAGAGCAGATGCGCATGAGTGCTGTTTGATCCTGAACCGGAGACATCACTCATGACCAAGACTGTGGTTGCCTTTGGCGATCCGAAAGCGCAGAAAAAGTGGTCTGGCGCGCTCTTCATCGACATCACCAAGAAAAGCTATTGGGACCGCAAGTTTATCGGCACGTCCGATGAATACGCGATCCAGCGTCTGACCGACCTCGAGTCGGAAGCAGGCGACCAGATCAGCTTCGATTTGTCGGTGCAGCTCCGCAACCGCCCGACCTATGGCGACCAGCGCCTCGAGGGCAAGGAAGAAAGCCTTCGCTTCTTCACCGACCAGATCAAGATCGACCAGATGCGTCACGGCGTCTCCGCAGGCGGCAAGATGAGCCGCAAGCGTACCGCGCACAACATGCGCCAGGTCGGCAAGAACCGCCTCTCCGATTATTGGTCGAAGTTCAACGACCAGATGATCTTCATCTACATGTCCGGCGCGCGCGGCATCAACGAAGACTTCATCGAAACGACGGCATGGGCTGGCCACGCTGAGAACCCGATCGAAGCGCCCGACTCGGATCATATGCTTTACGGCGGCGATGCCACCGCCAAGGCAAACCTCGATTCGGCAGACATCATGTCACGCGCCGTGATCGAGAAAGCACAGACCAAGGCCCGCATGATGTCGGCCAAGGATCCGAAGAACGCCAACATGATGCCCATCATGATCAATGGCGAATCGCACTACGTCTGCGTCATGAACCCGTTCCAGGAATTCGACCTGCGCAACAAGGATCAGGGCGGCTGGCTCGAAATCCAGAAGGCGGCAGCGGCTGCCGAAGGACGCGCAAGCCCGATCTTCAAGGGCGGCCTGGGCATGATCGGCAATACGGTCCTGCACAGCCATGAATGGGGCATTCGCTTCAACGACTACGGCGCCGGCGGCAACGTCGCCGCTGGCCGCGCGCTGTTCATCGGCCGTCAGGGCGGTGTTATCGCCTTCGGTTCCGCCGGCGGCTTCCGTTACACTTGGACGGAAGAAACCAAAGACCATGGCAATGAGCCGGTCGTTGCCTCCGGCGTCATCGCTGGCGTCAAGAAGACGCGCTTCAACGGTCGCGACTATGGCGTGATGTCGATCGACACCGCGTCCGTCGATCCCAACGCTTGATGACCTGCCCGGGGCCGCCCCGGGCTTTTCCAGCTTCGCCACCGCGACACGAACTCCAAAGGAACACGCTCATGACGCTCATTCTGAGCAAATATGCCAAAGGGACCGAACCCCTTTCCTACCCGTCCACGGCTGGCGAAGCTGTTGCCATCCGCTTCTCGCACCTGCTGGCCTCTGCGCCCGCTGTTGGCGATATCCTCGAATTGGCATGCATCCCGTCCAATTGCCGCGTCGCAGAAATCGTTCTCGATCTGGACGATCTGGACAGCAACGGTGCTCCGACAATCCTTGCTGATGTCGGCATCATGAGCGGGGATTTCGGCAAGGAAGATAACGCCCGCACCTGTGGGGCGGAATTCTTCTCCGGCTCCAACCTCGGCCAGGCTGGCGGTGTCGCCCGACCGACGCTCAAGACGGCGTACCGAACCACGGCTTCGAACGTAGACCGCGGCATCGGCGTGAAATTTACCACCGCCGCGGCCACCTTCGTTCCCGGCATTATCGGGCTGACTGTTTTCCTCACCAGCGAGTAAGCCCCTCAAGGCTGGATGTGACAAGGGGCTGCCAAGCCCCTTTTTCTTTCAAGGAGTGAACTATGAAGACTGTCATCGAATGCACGCTGGGCGCAACGGAACAGACGGTTGGTGGCATCACCTATAGCTTCGACCGAGACGAGCACGGCCGGTTCGTCAACGAAGTGAACAGCGTCCTGCATCGCTCGATCTTCCTCAACGTCACCCATTACCGGGAGGTGCCGCTAGACCCGCCCCCACCCGCGGACGATCTGGAAATTCCGGCATTCCTATCTGGACAAGGCGGCACAGACCAAGGTGAAGGCGGCGGCGAAGCGGCCGATGACGACGGTTCCAAGTCCGGAGACGAAACCAATGCCCTCAATTTGGACGACAAGCAGACCGGCGGCGAGCAAGGCGCCCGTGAAGAAAATGCATCCGGTGCGTCTGATGCTCTTCAGGGAGACGGCGAAACGGACAAGCAGGCCGAGCAGGCACCCGTAGCCCCCGCCGCCAAAAAGGCCACCAGCAAGAGCAAGTAAGCCATGCCTAAGGCAAGTGAAGTGATGAAGCGCGCCAGCGTCCTGCTGTTGGACGAAGACAACGTTCGCTGGCCGCTTTCCGAGCTTGCCGACTGCATCAATGATGCGGTCAAGGCCATCGTGCTTGCCAAGCCATCGGCATCGGCAAAGACGGCTCAGTTCCCGCTCGAGCAAGGCACCTATCAGAAGATCCCCGAGACGCTCGACAGCGTTACGCCGCTCCAGCTCCTTGGGGTCAACCACAACATCATCGATACTGTGAAGAACCTCGGCGGCAGGGCGATCCGAACTGCTGCACGCGCCATGCTCGATTCCCACGAACCAAATTGGCGCAATCCCGCTTACGCACCCTTTTCCAAGGAAGTGCGCCAGGTCGCGTTCGACGAAAACGTCCCGCTCGAATTCGAGTGCTATCCCGGCAACAACGGTACCGGCGTCGTTCAGATCGCGATCTCCTTCTTGCCTGCCAAAGTCACGCCCCTGCCGAACAAGGACGTCGAGACGCTCGAGGCGTGGGACGTTGAGATCGGCATTCCCGAACCCTACACCGTGCCGCTGATCGACTACACGCTGTTCAAGGCCTTCTCCAAGGATGACATTGCTGGCGACCCGACCAAGGCGATGACGCACTACCAGACCTTCGCCACCGCCCTTGGCATAAAGGTGCAGGGCGAGGCAGCGTCGAACCCGAACAGGAGGCGGTGATGCGCGACATCGATGACATGCTGCCCCACGTCCTGCCCTACGCGCCGAACTGCGCCGATCTGACCGCATACCGCTGCATCCGCGAGGCTGCGCGCGAAGTGTGCGAAAAGGCGGATATCTGGCGGGAGAAGGACACGATTGTCATCACCGATGTAGACGGCGAGTGCCTGTCAACGTTCGGCGATGGAGAGGTGAAAAAGATACAGGCCGCCGCGCTCGATGGCGTGTCCCTCACCCCGCAGTCGCCGGAATGGCTCGATGCCAATCATCCGGGCTGGGACAGCGATAATGAGAACGAAGCGCCGGCCCGCTTCATCACACAGATTACGCCTGGCAAGATCATGGTCGCACCACGCGCAACCGGGACGCTCTCCGTCCGCCTCGTCCTGAAACCATCGCTTCGCGCTATGACCCTTCCCGACTTCATGCTCGAGAAGTATGCGACGGAGATCGGCAAAGGTGCGGCCGGTAAAGCTCTGATGCTGCCGAATGACGACGGCGGGCCAAACCCGGCCATGGCGGCCGCACTCCTCACCGAATTCAGCCAGTTCCTCGACCGGCTGCCAATGATCGTTGCGAAGGGGCAGCAAGCCGCGCGCCCGAGAACGAAAGCGAGCTTTTACTGATGCCAGCAAGCACCTATGCCGCGAACGCCCTCCTGAACCTATTCCTACGCGGCGTCGCCCTCGCAGCTCCAGCACGTCTTTACGTCTCGCTGCACACTGCCAATCCCGGGAACACCGGCGCGTCGGAGGCGACATTGGCGGCGTGGCCCGCCTATGTCCGCCAAGACGCCGCACAGGGAGGAGCCGTTGCGACCGGCTTTGCGGCCGCGGCTTCGAAGGCGACCGAGAACCTGCTGGAGCTACTGTATCCACCCCACAACGGTGCGGCACCCATCACGATTACCCACTTTGCGATTTGGACCGCTGCGACCGGCGGAAACATGATCTTTCAGGGCGCGCTCACCGCGCCGAAAACGCTAAACCCGACCGATGAGTGCATCATTCATTCCGGCGACCTCGATATAACGGTGGATTGATGGAAAGCCGTGGTGCGATAGATGGTGCTGAAGTGCACGCCTTCCCCGTCAACGAAGGAAATTACGTCGTCGATGTTGCGGGCGTGGCGCCAGCCAGCGTTGCCACGACACTTTCGCTTGCGCGGCGCGTTGCCGCCCTTTGTGCGGCAACCGTTTCAGCGTCCAGCGCTTCTTTGTTGACCGCGCGCAGGAGCGTCATGGCGGCGGCACAGATCAGTGCATTAGGGACCGCATTCCTTGCGAGGCGCGTGGCGTCGCAGGCGTCCATCTCCATCAAGGCCAGCGCAGCGACCAAACTCGCCCGGCGTGTCACTGCCTCGTCGGCGACCACGATTGCTGTGTCCGGTTCGGCATTACTGGCTTGGCGGTATCTTCATCGCGCTTCTATCAATCGTATCATGCGGACCCAGCCAGTGCGGGCATTTGTCGTCGCTCCCGAGCTGCGCAGGTTCATTGTTCCGCGCGATTCCTCGGTGATGCGCCTGCCTCGTGATCGGGGAGTGATGCCATGACCGACGTAATGGTCAAAAAGCCCGCTGATGCCCTCGACTACGACGTCGATTTCGCCCGATGGCTCCCCTCCGATGATCGGATCACCGCCGCGAATGCGACCATCGAGAATTCGACGGCGACTATCGACCGTACCGAGCATTCCGATACGAGCGCGAAGGTCTGGATATCCGGCGGAGTTGTGGGTGAAACGGCGGGTGTCACGGTGACTGTGGCGACGCTGGAAGGGCGAACCAAACAGTTCTGCTTCAATCTCAAAATCAAGGAGTGCCATTAATGGTGGTCAAGCTAGCCAATAATGCCATTTCGACCATTGCAGCGTCGATCACTGCCGCGGCCACTTCACTATCAGTTCAGGGTGCCGATGCGGGGAAATTCCCGACTTTGGCCGCCGGTGATTGGCATCCCGCCACAATAATTGATGCTGCTGGCAACATGGAGATCGTCAAGGTGACGGCCCGTGCCGGCGCCGTCCTGACCATCGCGCGTGCGCAGGAAGGGACCACTGCAAAAGCTTTTGCGGCAGGTTCGCGCATAGATATTCGATTGACGGCTGGCGCGTTCGCCGAGATTGCCAATCAGGTTCTAGCGGCTGTTGCGTATTCCGGCGCATACAGCGATCTTTCCGGCAAGCCTGCATTGGGAACTGCTGCGGCTCAGAACGTGGGTTATTTCGCCACAGCCGCGCAAGGCAGCAAGGCAGACACCGCCCTGCAGCCCGAAGACGCTGATCCGTGGGCAATGCAGCCCCTCGGCGCGTTGATTGCTGTCAGCATGGGTGTAACTGGAACAGTGGCCCCGCCCAAAGATAAGGCTTACAGATACATCCTGCTTACCGCTGGGCAAACCGGCGCTGGCGCCTATAACCAGAGCGTACTCACGTCTGAAAGCGTTTCCGGATCTTCACCAAACGTGAGCGCGACCGCTACAGTCGTTCTCGCCGGCTCACCTTTCAACGGACAGATTGTGCGCCTGATCAATACAGAGCGGCGATTCCTTCGCGCTGGCTCGCCTGGGACCCTCGAAAACAGCGACAACCTCTCGCACGCCCATGGCGTTAATGACGGAGGGCATAACCACGGTGTAAACGACCCCGGGCATAGCCACGGATTAGGGTGGCTTGAACTGAAAACAGGGTCCCCGGACGGACGCCTTTTCCCCGACTATCTCAACTCAGGCAACAATACACAGACCCGAGGCTCCGGCACCGGCATCTGGCTTAACGGAAGCGGCGCGAACGTTTCCATTCAAGCAAGCGGCGGCAGCGAAGCGCGCCCTCGCAACATCGGCGTCGATTTCTACATGAGGATCAAATAATGCCCTATGCATTCGAAGGCGGGATTTGCACCGAGATGCGCGACGGCGCTATCGAGATCAGCGACGCCCAATACGAGCTGGCGCTTGATGCTCTGTGCGATGGGAAAGCCGTTTCTATCGTCAACGGGTTTGAAATCATTGAGCCGCCCGTCACTCCACCCGAAATTCCAGAGGAACCAGACCGGACGCTGGACGAGTGGAAAGGCATGCTTACGATGAAGATCGACAGCGATGCGGAAGCAGCCCGGCTTAGATACATCACGGCGGGTAGCGGGCAGGCTATGACATATCAACAAAAAGCGCAGGAAGCTGCTGCCGTCCTCTCTCTCGTCGGGACCGGCAACATTGACGAAAACGCTTACCCTTTGCTGGCCGCCGAGATCGGCATCACAGCCCCAACGCTCGTTGAGGTCGCACAGGTCGTTGATGGCGCGTTTCAGGCATGGCGTGTTGTCGGCGGTCGCATCGAGGGCCTCCGGCTTGGTGGTAAAGCCGCTGTAGCAGCGGCCGGCACGATTGAAGACGCAAAGGCTGCAGCTGAGATCAACTGGGTCTGACCGGCACCGGGGGATAGGCAATGCCAGCAATTAACATTTCAGCTTTTATCGGAGAGCGGCCACTTATCCTCCCTCGCCTTTTGCCGGAAACGGCGGCGCAGGAGGCTATCAACGCCCGCCTCGACGACGGAGGCCTGACGCCTATTCGAAAGTCCTTGAAGACAGGCGATTTTGCGGAAGCTGGCGCAAAGACGATCTTCCGCCACAACGGCACCTGGTTGTCGTGGCCCGGGATTATCGATGCCGCACCCGGACCGGTCGCGCAAGAGCGGCTCTACTACACGGGCGACGGCGCTCCCAAAATGCGGATCAACGCCGTCATCTACAATCTTGCTGTACCTCGACCCACGAGCGCATTGACGGCGGTGGCCTCCGGCGCAGGCACCGGCGACACTCAGAGCCGCACATACGTCTACACCTATGTGACCGATTTCGGAGAAGAGACCGCGCCAGCGCCCGCATCGGCTTTCATCGACTGGAAGCCGGGGCAAACCGTCACGCTTTCCGGGTTTGCATTGCCAGTTGCTGGTCGAAGCGTCACGAAACAGCGGATCTATCGCAGCCAGACCGGGTCAAGCGGTACGTATCTGTATTTCATCGCAGAGCGTGCGGCATCGGCCTCAAACTTCGTGGACACGGTGGCCGTGGACGCGTTTCAGGAAGCGCTCCCGTCGGCCGGTTGGGACGAACCTCCGGCAACGCTCACTGGTCTAACGGTGATGCCGAACGGCATGATGGCCGCATTCGTGGGCCGCAGCGTCTACTTCTGTGAACCATGGCGCCCTCACGTCTGGCCAGAGAAATACATCATGAACTGCGACAGTGAGGTCGTGGCGCTCGGCTCCATTGGAAGCGTCCTCGTCGTTCTGACCAAGGCGAACCCATACATCATGACCGGGAGCCATCCCGATTCGATGCAATCTCAAAAGCTTGAAGCTAATTTCCCCTGCATCAACGCAAGAGGCGTCGCTGATCTCGGGTTTGCCATCTGTTACCCCAGCAACGACGGTCTGGTGGCCGTGGGCGGTGACGGTTCGGTGAATTTGGTGACACGCGAACTCTTCCGGCCGCACGACTGGCTCAAGCTCTCTCCATCGACATCCATAGGGGCACAGTACTCAGGCGCCTACGCCATGTTCTACGATGCAGAGGCTGAAAATCAGCGTCTCGCCGGATGCGTTTTCATCACTGTAGGAGCTAACCCGTTTCTGCTTCGATCCGCAGAAATCATCGCGGCAAACTACTACGACGTCGGCGATTCCGCGCTCTATTTCACGCGGCCCGGGGACACAAATATATACCGGTTTGACCCGCCAGAAGGCCCACCGGAAACGATGGTTTGGCGGTCCAAGGAATGGTGGCTTCCACGCCCGATGAACTTCGGCGCGATCATTGTTGATCGCGCGAAGCTTGGATCGGAGACAGTGGACGCCAGCATCATCGCGGAGCGCGAGCGTATCGCTGCCCAAAACGCTGCCATATTTGCCACTGGAAAACTTAATTCCGCGCTTAACGAATATTGCTGGAATGACAGCCCGGTCAATGGTGACACCATGCTGACAATGCCGGAATACCTGACGGTGTCTGTAGGCGTGTTCGGTGACGGCGAGCTGGTTCGCGTCATTGACCGAACCGACGCGGTCCAGCGATTGCCAGCTAAGAGCATGGCCCGAGTTTGGGAAATTTCGGTGTCGTCCAACGTGGCGATCAGCCGCATTGCGATGGCCTCGTCAGTCGACGAGTTGAGAACGCTGGCATGAGGTTGATGATATGAACAATGAGCAGCTTGAAAAGCTCGAGGTGCTCGACGGTTCTCGACGTGGTAACCGCGACAAGGCTGCGGTTAGGATCGAGGACTTGCGCGAGCTGCTACAGATCAACGGCAAACTTCGATCGGCGCAGCTTACCGCAGCTCCGACGATGGCTGATTTCAACGTCCTTCAAAAAGACATCGAGGACCTCTCCAACCGCTTGTACGGCGTCGCGTCCGCGATCCAGAAACGGCTCATTCGTTGAAAGAGGTCGTTTACAGCCCCACAGACGAGATGCTTGCCTGGGCGACGCTTCGAGGCGGCATCAAGTTCCGCGATGATGCGTCGGCGATCGGCGTTCGATCCGACGAGGGGTTACACGGCGTTGTCGTATTCGACAGCTTCACCACGACCGGGTGTTGGGTCTCGGTGGTCTCTGACGGCGGCCGGAAATGGATCACGCGGGAGCTGATCATCCGGGTATTCGCCTACCCCTTCATCCAGCTCGACTATCCCCGTCTCAACTCGTTTGTATCCGTAAACAATGCCGATGCTATTCGCTTCAACGAACATTTCGGCTTCCAGCGCGAAGGCGTTTTGCGCGAGGCCGGAGAGAGCGGCGAAGATCTGATCGTCTACGGCATGCTCCGACGCGAATGCCGCTGGTTGCCGGAACGCTTCTCTGGAAAAACCGGCAAGGCCGCGCTATAAGACCTCATTGCGCATGAGTGCACTTCCCTGATCGAAGAGGCACGTTATCCATGGGCAAAGGCAGCAGCTCCGCACCCGCACCTGATCCTAAGATCGGCGAAGCGGCACTCAAACAGGCGCAGACCGGTGAGGATTGGCTCAGCTTCGCGCGAGATGCCTTCGCGGTGTCGGAGGTTCGGCAAAAAGAACTCGACGATCTCACCAACCGTGTGACCGAGCAGCAGCTCGGGCTAGCCACCGATCAAGCCAAGTGGTCGCGTGAGGATCGGGACCGGTACAACTCCGTATACAAACCGCTCGAAGACGACTTCATCAAGGAAGCAACCAATTACGCCACTGAGGACCGCCAAAACGAGGCGGCAGCAGAGGCCCGCGCCGACGTCCAGACTGCTGCGGCCAATAACCGTGCCGCGACCGAGCGCGCAAACGCCGCCGTAGGCATCACACCGGGCAGTGGGCGCTTTGCCGGGGTGCAGGCTGCATCTGACCTTGGAACGACGCTGGCAGAGGCCGGAGCGGCCAACACGTCCCGGCAGGCGGTGCGTGATAAAGGCCTCGCCCTCAAAGCCGACGTGGTCAATCTTGGCAAAGGCCTGCCGGCACAAGCCGCGGCCGGCGCCGGGGGCAGCGTCGCCGCGAGCGGCGCAGCGCTTGGCGGGGCGCAGGGAACGAATAGCCAGGCGCTCGCAGCATCTACGATCATGAACGCGGGGTATGGCGGGGCGATGCAGGGCTATTCAGGTCAGGCCAGCACGCTGAACCAGCAATACGGCCTGCAGCTTGAAGGCTGGAAAACGCAGCAGGAATTGAAGGCTAAGAATGCGGCCGGCATCGGCAGTTTCTTGGGCGGCGTGGGCGGACTGATCTTCTCCGACGAGGAGTTGAAGGAAAACAAGGAAGAAATCGACGAGGGCGAAGCGCTCGACGCTCTCAATTCCATGCCGGTAGAGCAATGGGATTACAAGGAAGGTGTCGCTGATGAGGGCCGCCACGTCGGCACCTATGCGCAGGACTTTCAGCGCGCTACCGGCAAGGGTGACGGCCACACCATCCCTGTTCAGGACGCTATAGGCATCACCATGAAGGCGGTGCAGGACCTCGACAAGAAGCTTGATGCGACGATCGACGCGATTGGTCTTGGCGGTGTTGAGCCGACGGCCCGCAAGGCGTCTGTCCCATCTGTTAAACGCAACCCCGCAAAGGAGTAATGGCATGCTAGGTGTTGGTCTTGGCGGATTCATGGAAGGCTTCAACAAGTCGCAGGACATGCTCCAGAAGCGTGACGAGGCGGCGCGAAAGCAGGTCCTTGCGGACCGGACGACAAAGGAATACGAACGCCTTACCGCGCAGCGCGACGCCATCGACGGCATCAATGCAGATGCCAAAGCTACCTTTGACGCTCAAGTGGCAGCAGGCACACAAGAGCCTGCGGATTTCTTGGACTGGTATCAGACACATACCGTGCCAAAGCTAACGCAGACGTATCTCCTCAATGATGATCGCGAATCAGCCGCAAAGGTTACGGAATGGGCGAACACCCACGAGGCCAAGACAGGCGCTCGACTCTTTCGTAGTTCGGTGACAAAGGCGTTATCTGGCGACGGTGCTGGCGCAGTCGAAGACGCCATGAAAATCGGCAAGCTTAAAGGTTACATCAACAATGGGTACGAAGTCCTAGGTCAAGAAGCGCTTTTGGGGCAGGACGGAGCCCAACAGGGCTATCGCATCAAGCTGAGAACACCTGACGGTAAAGATATCATGCAGGACGTCCGAACACAGGACCTCCCGAAGCTTATTGCGACGTTTGGGAACCCCGAGACTGCGTGGGAGAGCCAAGTTGCGGCGCGCTCGCAAGCTGACAAGGACAAGAAAGAGCTGGAGACGTACGAGGCGAAAAAGAAAATTGACCGCCAGTACGGCATCGGCCCGACCAAAGACCGCGGCGCGGCCATATCTGCACTGCGCAAGCGGTTCGATGGCGGCATGGGCGACGAGACAAAATTCGACGACATGCCGCGTCCAGAGCAGGAAAAGCTCATCAATGCCGAGCTTGAACTTGTACAGGGCCAGCCCGGCCTTGGAGGCCAAGGTGCGCCCGCCCCCGCTGAAAAGAAGGTTCTCGTCGATACCACCACTGGCAAGCCGGTATCGTCCGCGGCTAAACCTGCACCGACGGCCAAGCAAGAGACGAAGACAGCACCAGCGACACAATCTCCGCCCTCGGCTGAAAAGCGTATCCTCGGCGTTCCGGAGCGAGCCCAGGCAGGCGTCCGCAGCCGCATGGAAGGTCTGCAACGCTCCGCCACCACAGATGCTCCCGGCCTAGCGTCATCTGGTCAGGATGAAGCCTTGCAACAAGCAAACGTTGCACTGCGAAAAGGTATAGGTGTTGATGAGGTTGCTGCAGCCCTGCATCAGGCTGGCGTACCAGAATGGCAGTGGCCCACCTCCGTTCAGGAGGAACTGCGACGACGCCAGAAATCTTTCGGACTCAACCCATAATTTCGGTTGAAGGTGGCCCGGTTCTGCCTGTGTGAGCAGACGCGACTGCGCGTGTCGTAGGTCTGCCTGGTATTCCCCGGGTCAGCAACGCTGCAGTCGACGACATCCTTCATCGACGAAAATGGGCCTTGGATTGACTGACCGGGCCAACAAATAAAAGCCCGCACAGTTGCGCGGGCTTTATTACAGAAAATCAACGTTTTCCGTGGCTACCATTTCGTTCAACAGGGACGCACCGGAGAGATACGGTGCTCTGCTACGACATTCGCGCTCTGATACATGGAAAGCATAATTGCAGTCTTAACCGGCAGTGCGATCAATGTGGCGAGGAGAGCAGCAGTAAAGAAGACGATAAATGCAAGAGGGCTGCTTGCGAGCGTGCACGGGACCGCTATCCGTATGAACTCATAGAGCTCTTTACGATAGGCAACTCCCTTACGAAGCTCGCTGTTCTTCTTCTTGCGGAATGCCGATCCGATAGCGCACGGAAACACCATGAGCGCGAATAGCCAAGCTGTAAACACGCTGAAAACAGAGTCGAGCGTATGCTCGATGCCGCGCCGATCTTCTTCAAGGAGGTCGTGGCGGGCAAGGAGCTTCTCGGCACGGTCAACGAGTTCCAAGCGAAGCGGCTGAACAAAGTTCGCAACGCGTACTCTGATGTACGCGTAGAGAATGACGATCACACAAGCTGTGGCAAGCACGATGTATGCGTTCATTTCCGTTTTCTCTTTCTACGTGGCCGGGGAGCTATCGCTGCTCTCTTCTTGTTATATTGCGCTTCATTTTGAGCAGCTTGAGGCTCGAACAGGAAATAACAGATCCCGGCCGTTACCAAAATCCCAATAACTACCCCATCAGGATAATGCGTCAGGAACCAAAGAATGGTTACCAACACCCTCGAGAAAAAGCTCATCGCGCTTTTTAAGGCAGGGTCTTCCCCTACCTCCGGAATGTCGGCGTTGATCCCGCCAATTACCCCAATGATCGTCAATACGGCCAAGCCGTATCCGAGCACCTGTTTAACATAGTACCAGTAGCGCAATTTGCAACCATGAATCGATTACCCCTTCGGCCTACATGTCATAATCGCGTGAGAATGCAATACTAACCGTGTGTAAAACTGACCAATACAACCAAAGTTCCACGCTTTATCTGTAAACCAGATCGGCCAGCCTGTCGCGCAGCGCCGATCCGAGAGCCTTATTCCCGATGAGAACCCCATCTTCCCGCTTCGCGGCATTTGTTGTCCGCGTCTTGATCGAGCGCTTGAGCGTTTCGGCCTTAATCGGGAACCCTGCATGCACTTTCACGGCGTTGAACGCATTGATACCGTCCAGCGCCTCGCTCGCTGTCTCCTTGTCCCCCGCCATCGTCGCCATTGCCCATTTGTTGATGAGCCTCTGACGCTTCTGTTTCACGCGGGTCTCGGCGTTCTTCAACGCCGTGCTGCGGTCCCAAGTCTCGGAAATCTTGGCCGGGGTGAAACCTAGCGCCTGCGCGACGATGTCGCTGGCGTCGATCTGGTCTGCCGGGAGGACCTGATCCTTACCGATCGTCGCGAGGCCTTCCTGTGAGTATCGATAGGCTTTCATCAGGTCGCGGACAGCCTTCGGTGCCATCATCTCGATACCTCGAGCAATGTCGCCGTCGCCCGTCATCACTTTGAAGCCGGTGTAGAGCTGCTCACCAAGGCTGACAGTGGCACCAAGGCTTTGCGAAAGCCAATACTGATACTCGGCCTTGCCCTGCAGCTCGCGTGTCGGGGACCGGAACCACAGGTCCGGCATACCGATACGCGACGACAGGTCGATACCGAGATAATGCCCTGGCACGCCGTTGAGGAGCACCCCGCCCAGCTGGGGGCCAAGAATATCGACCACGTCAGCCTTAAACTGATCCTCGAAGGCCATCGGGTCATCATCATCGCCGAACAGCGCACCGGCGATCATCATGGCAATGCTGAACCCCATCGTGCCGGTCACGCCCGCCATCGCGGTCATCATGCCCATGACTCCGGCGAGCTGGTACCGGGCCTCGCGGCGGGCATGCGGCGTTTCACCCTTGAACGACTGGTGGATGTCGCGGATGACGCGATACAGCATGTTGATATTGTGCTGACGGAACACGAGGGCGACCTTGGCAAAGTCGTTTTGCAACACCGCTGGCCTCGAGCTGTTGGAGTAGTCGAAGTGCGTTTTCCAAGTCAGGTCGTGGGCCGTGTCGATCGCCTCCGACATATTTTGCCCAGCCTCGCGGGCCATGCGGTAGGCGGCCAGCGCCGTTACTTCACGGTTCCAGACTTCGGCGCGGTGGAACGCCCACGAAATCTTCTCCATGACCTTGGCGCGTAGCGGAGTGTATTCCACGCCAGTCTCACCGACGCCGGCGAGATCGTGGCTTTGCGTCCGGTCGATAAGGCCGGATTCGTAGAATGCCTCCATGGCTCTCTTTTCGTCGCCGGTCAGGCGGTCACTGATGACGCTGCCACGTCCAGCCACGGAATCGGCCGATGCCTTTCCGATCGCCGCCGCTGCACCCTTGAACCCGCCGAACTTGGCCGCCAGCACCGGCAGGCCCAGCATCACGGTTTGCGTCATGTTCACCAGTGCCGCGCCGGGAGATGCAGCCAGGTACCAGACGAAGGCGGTGCTGGTCATCGTCTGCGCCACCTTGCTGCCGGTCGGGCTCATCACCCAATCGTGGCGCTTGGAAAGCTCATTGGCCAGCGTCATGGCCTTGGTCTGGTCATCAGCTTCCTTCGCCTGATCTACGGTCTTGTTCACCAGCTCCTGCAGCTCGAGCCCGTATTTGAGGCGCGCCATCTGGTGCGCCGCGTGGAACATGTGCGACGAGAACACGCGCAGCGCATCCTTGCTGTAACCAGCGGTGCCTTTGCGATGGATGAAGCGCTTGCGGGTGGACAGGTCCGGCATCGACTCGAGGTAACGCTGCCAGATCTGATCCATGACGTCGCCGCCGATATTGGCGCCACCGAGAATTTCCTCGATCTCGGCGACGATGCGGGGGTCCATGGCCTTTCGCATGTCGCTACCAGCCTCCATCACACCCACCTCGACCTTGCCGGCCGGGAACTCCTCCCGCAATGCCCGTGCCATCCGATCACGCTCGGCCACGGTCTCGTGCTTTGAGAAACTGAGGACAGCGCCATCGATGTCACGCACCGTTGCGAAGTACCGCCCGAACCGGCCCAAGGGGAAATATGGTGGCTGAACGCGGCTCGCCTCAAACGCCACTCGCATGCGTGTCAACCTCGCCTTGGCCGCCCAGCGTGATTTGGTCGTTTCGGACTTGTAGGCGCTGGCCGCGTCTTCTTCCGCGTTTTTGCGGTCGATCCCGGTCAACCCCACATCTTTGATGCGCTGCAGGGTCCGCTTGTACCGGTCCTCTGCGTTACGTTGCGCGATCTCCTGCGCCTTACGGACATTGTCGAGCAGGATCTCATCGAGCTGCTCGGCCTGCTCGCGATAGGCGTCACGGACGTTCTGGAAAAGCTCCCTGCCCTTCGGGGGCAACGCCATATACCGCTTGCGGAGGTAGTCATAGCCAGCCTTCGCGCGGGTCTCTTCATCAACCTGCGAAGGATCAATCCCGGCCAGCGTGGCGTCATGCATCAGATCGGCCAAGACCTGCGCCTTTGCTTTATCCTTACCGGCAAAGCCCAGGCGGGTGTATTTGAGCCACTCCTGCGCCACAGCATCGGCCTCGGCGTGCTTCGTACCCCTGAACGCGTCCATCAGCCGCTTGACGCGCAAATAGTCGCCCACCGCCGTCATGTTCGACCGTGCCAGTTCGCTGAAATAGTTCAACGGGATGGTTTTCAGCAGAGCGGGCTGCAAATCCGTGAGCTTTCCGCTCAGTTCCTCGACGATACGGGACTGCGTTACTCGCTCGAGGCGTCGGGGCTCGCGCTCGGGTCGGCGCTCTTTTCCCTGATAATTTGGCGAGCCTGTTTCAGATAGCCCTGCCGGTCCGGATCTCGGGCGGGCCACTGGCTCACCGATACGTGCCAGTCCTTCCACTTCTGCAACGTGTCGAACGTCGCGGGCGGGTCGCCGTGAAATCCCCTGATCGGTGCTGCCTGCTGTGCCATCGCTGATCTGTCCCTTGAGCGCGACCGCCAATTTATCGAGCTTGGCCTCCAAGCCCTCGATGGCGGAAACATCATACTTCGTGTTGGTGGAAATGTCGATAATCCCGGCCTTTTCGGCCAGAAGCGACGGAGCTGCGCTATAAGCAGCATTACCTTCGTCGACGTTGACGACGCCCTGCGCGACCAACGGCCGGAGGAAGGCATCAACCTGCTCGAGCGCGTCTGCCATGGCGCTGCGCCATGTGGCTACCGTTGCGTTCGGGTCCGCAGCAGGGCGCGCTATGGCTTCCGCCTCCGGCGTCAGTGCCGCCCTGATCTGCATGCCGTTCGCACCAAAGGCCCAAACCGAGTGAAGTCCAGGCATTGCGAGCATGGAGATATCGGCGACACTGAGCGGTCCGTTGCTCGGATGGTTGTGGAACACGACCATGCGACGATCGGGGTTCATCAGGGCGCCGTGCAGCTTGTTATTGATCCCGGTCGCGTCTTTCTTCTTCGCGGTACCGAACTCGACGACACTGCCATCGTCATCCACCGCCATAAGATATTCATGCCCGTTTTTGCCAAAACGAGCGATGGTGTCCTTAGCCCACTGGAAGATAGCGGTGCTTGCCGGAGCGGCCGGGATGCCCACGGTCTGCAAATCGTTCGACAAGGCGATAACGACTGGATCAGGCCGTTTGTTGGCGATCGGCGCGTCCACCTCGCCCGCTTCAACCTTGACCGCGGGCTTTGCGGTTTTCGCCTGGGGCTTGAGAGCATCGAGCAGCCGGCGATGGCGGGCTGACGTGTCTGCTAGTTCCTGCGCGCCCTCCCACGCACCGATCTGCTTCTGCAGGGCGGGTATCTGGCCCTTGATCTCGGCGACGCGCTCCTTGTCGATCGCGGGTTGGTTGGCCAGGCGCTTCACCGTGTTTGCGATGCGCTGTGCAAGGCCTGCCGCATCGACGTCAGACGCATCATCGACCGGAACGAAATGTTCGCGGCTGCCCTCGATCGTGACGTTGAACGCTCTCCCATAGCCCTGCGGATCGATGCCGATCTTGAAACCCGCAAATTCACCGATCTGACGCACACCTTCTTTGTCGATCAGCTCTTTGCGCATCGCTGCGACGATCGCTGCGCCAAAGTCCTTGCGCTTATCGAAGGTCTCGCCATTCACGGTACCGGAGAAATCCTCCGGTACGTTGCGGGCAAGCTCGGCATCGGCTTCCACCGACGGCAAGTCGCGCTGCAGGCGCTCTGTTTCACCCTCAAGCGACTTGATCTTGCCCTTGATGCGGTGCTGTTCCCTGTCATGCTCGACGGACTGGCCCTCGAGCTGGCGCAGCTTGCGCCGCGTATCCATCTCCTCGAGGATCAGGGGATTGCCCGAAGCCGCCGCCTTCATCTCGGCTGCATTCGCGGCTTCACCGGCGATGTCCTCGATCTCGCGGGTTTTCATATCACCCTTGCGCACCTGCTGGATGAACCGTGCCTTGGCCTCAATGGTCTGCCACTGGCGCGCGTCGAGCGTGTTTTTGGTGGCATAGCGGAGAATTTCGATTTCGAAGCCGTCCGGATCGGCGGCATACAGTTCGTTACCCTGCCGAATGCCGCGCCCGTCGCGCTGCTCGAGGTCGGATGGCCGCCAAGGTGCATCAAGGTGATGAAGCGCCACAAGGCGGTTCTGGACGTTGGTACCGGCACCCATCTTGGCCGTGGAGCCGAACAGGAACCGGACGCGTCCGGAGCGGACCTTGCCGAACAGCTCCTCTTTCTGCGCTTCCGTGTTGGCGTCGTGGATGAACGCAATCTCGTTTTCGGGAATGCCCCGGTCGATGAGCTTCTGTTTCAGGTCATCATAGACGGAGAACGTGCTTTCCAGCGCGAGGAGTTCGTCGGGGGAAACCTTATCCAGTGCCTCGATCGCTGCCTCATCACCATTGTCGGCCTTTTCCATCAGGTCGCGAAGGCGGGCGGCTTCCGCGGCCTGTGCCTTCTTTGGCGTGGACAGATCGATGAACACGAGCTGGGTGCCGCGCTGATCTTTCGACGCTTTGTAGATCCGCGTCATCTCGTTTGCAGCCCGGTGGACCTTGGACTTGGGATGATCCTGATAGCTGGGGTCGATCAGTCGCATGTCGAGCGCGGCCTTACGCGCGTCCGACATGACCTTGAGCATGTTATCCTTACCCTTTTCGGCCTTCTTCGGCAGGTTTTCCGCCCGCCACACAAGCGAGCCTTGCGGGAACACGAGATTGCCCGCGTCGTCAGCCTTCCCCTCGCCGATGAATGCCGCCTGATCCGGCGATCTCTCAACGACGACATTGGTAGGCTTGCCGCCCTTCACCTTCGGCAGCGGGAATTTCTTGCCCTGCGCTGCCAGCTGCGCCTTGATGTCGTCATTGGTGATGACGTCGGCAAAGCTGCGGTACCGCTGCATCAGTTCCGGCACGTTGACGAACTTCGCGAACCGGCTGTTGAGCTTGTACTGGCCCGACGGCGACAGTTCCCAATCCGTCACGACCTCGCCGAACACGCGGGCCCAGGCATCGAAATGCGCCACGCCCATGGCCCGCAGCGCCTTCTCGTCGAGATAGCGCTGGACGGTAAACATTTCCGCCATGGTGTTGGAGAGCGGCGTGCCACTCAAGAATACCAGGTTGTTGCCGCCGGTCTTTTCCAGCACGAAGCGGGACTTCATATAAAGGTCGGCTGCCTTGGCGCTACCGGCCATGTTACCGAGGCCCGCCACGCGCTGCATCGATGTCGAATAAGCGAGGTTCTTGAACTCGTGCGCCTCGTCGACATAGAGGGCATCGACGCCCAGCTCGTCGAACGTCAGCCCGTCATCCTTCCGGCCGGAATCGAGCAGGCGTTCCATCTTGGCTTTGAGGTTGTCGCGCCATTTTGTGAGCTGTGCGACGTTCCGGCTCTTCTGTCCGGTCTCGCGACGCACCACTGCCAGCGATGCCTCAAGATCGTCCATCTGCTGCTGGATGAACTTGGCCTCATAGTTCGGATCGATGCCGATACGGCCAAAGGAGGAATGCGCGACAATGACCGCGTCCCAATCGCCGGTGGCGATGCGGGCGAAGAGGCGCTTGCGCCGATCCTTCTCGAAATCCTGTTTTGTCGCTGCCAGCACCTTGGCGCCGGGATAGAGGCGCACAAAATCGGCGGCCCACTGGCCTACCAGATGGTTCGGAACGACAAGCATGGGCTTGCGGGCCTGACTGGTGCGCCGCTTCTCCATGATCGACGCAATTGCAGCAAAGGTCTTGCCCGCGCCGACGGTATGATCGGCAAGCGCGGTGCCGCTCTGCAACGTACGCCAGATGAAGTTCTTCTGGCTCGGGCGAAGCTCGATGATGTCATCACCCACCTTGCCCGGGAGCGTCAGGTGTGAGCCGTCGAACTGCTGGATGACGTCGGTATTGAAGGTGTCGTTATAGAGCCGCGCCAGCTCGTCGCGGCGCTTGTCATCCTGCCACAACCACTTGCGCCACTCGGCTTTGACGCGCTCGGCTTTTTCGTTCGCAGCATCGGTCGCGGCCTGATTGACCACGGATTTCCCGTCGGCGGTGCGGTCGTGGATCGTGATGGTCTGACCGTTAAGCACTGCGCTGAGAACGGTGCCGACGCCTGCCCTGTCGGTCCCCCATTGCGTTTGCGCCGCCGGCGTGACCTGCGGCACGGTAATGTCCCATTTCGCGTTGGCAGCGGAATAGAACGCACGGGGCTTTACAGCGCCCTGCCCGATGTGGCTGACGAAGTCCTCGACGTGGTTGGCGGGCAGCCATGGCGCACCTGGCTTCACATCGATGTCGATCGCTTCAATGTCGGCCGGGATTACATCGCGCAGCGCGTTGACGTTGCGCCGGTACTCCGAATCCTGCTCGGCGGCTCTCTCGGCCTCGGCCAACTTCTGCTTGACGTTGCCAGAGAGATACTGGTCCGCGGTTTCGTATGCCCCTGTCGGTGTCTTGAAAACCAGCGGGCCCAGCTCATCGACGATCGCTTCCACCGGCTTGCTGTAGAGCTGCGACATCGCATCGAGATTGATGCGGCCATAGTCGTTCAGAACGGTTGCCAGTGCATCCTTTGCACTGCTGGCGCTGGTCGGGCGGCGATAAGGCTGCTGGGTGCGACGGGAGAAAATGGCAGTTTTCTCTGCCGACGGCGCACGGGCCTTCTCGCCCGTCTTCTTCGCCATGGCGGCACTGAGGCCCTTATCGAAAGACTGCTCGAGCGCGCTTATCTGCGGCCACGTCGGATCATCGCGGAACAGGCGCTTGTTTGCGTCAGAATTGATAGGACCATGAGACTTTACAAAGCCATCGTACAGGTTATTCAACCTATTTCTGAGGTTTTCAATCTGCTGATCGCTTGCGGTTTCGCTGATTTGAGCGCGCCGCAGCTTGGCAAACGCATCGCGGACACGGATCATGCCCGAGACGCGTTCCTTTGCAGTCTCGTTGGGGAATGCCACGGCCTGAGACGTCGGCTGGCCGATATGGTCCGGGGTGCGCAGATGAATGGCACCGTCCGGTGCGCCAAACATGGTGCCAACCTGCACATCGTTCACCGTTTCCGGCACGGTGACAGTTTCTGTCACCCTCACAGGGCCATTATCTCCCATGATGTTCTGAGGTAACTTCTCGATCGCCTTCGCAAGTTCCGCCGTCGTGTCCTGTCCGCCGCGCGCCACCAGTGCTGGGTCGTTTGGCCCATACATGGAACCGTAGCCACCGAAGTCACCCAGCATCATGTCTGGATTGGTCGCAAAGTACTTGTTGAGCGGCACAACATTGCCGTCTTTGCCGCGGTAATCCACGACCTCAAGCCACTCGCTCGATTTCGGGGCGGTGCCGTTCTCACGACGCTGCAGGATGACGATATCGGTCGTGACCTCGGTACCGGCGTTCTTGAGGAATGCGTTGTTCGGCAACCGGATCGCGCCGACGAAATCGGCCTTCTGCTGGATCATGTTGCGTGCCGCGGCGGACTGACCATCGAGGAAGCGATTGGTCACGACCATGGCAAGCACGCCACCCGGGCGCAGCGTTTCGATGGCCTTGGCGAAGAAGAAGTTATGGATGGACAGCTTGTTGAGGTGTGTCCGTTCCTTGTCGTACAGCCGTTCGGAACCGAACGGCGGGTTGCCGATCGCCAGATCGAAATAGGAATCGGGCACGGTCAGCTTCTCGAAGCCGATCGGGGCCTGAATGTTGGCGTTCGGATAGAGGTTCTTTGCAATCGTGCCCGTGATGCGATCCAGCTCAACGCCAGTGACACGGGATGCACCGCGCAAATCGCCTGGCATCAGGCCAAGGAAATTACCGGCACCTACGGACGGCTCGAGGACCTGCCCCCCCTTGAAGCCGAGACGCTGCGCAATGGCCCATGCCGCATCGACGATCTCCGGCGAGGTGTAATGCGCGTTGCGCGTCGAGGACTCGGCGGCGCTGTATTCCTCCTTGGTCAACAGTTCTTTGAGCTGGCCGGCTTCCTTCTCCCAGCCCTTCGTCACGCTGCCATCTTCACGCGGGAATGCGGCCCGCAGGCCACCCCAGCCTACCCACTTCGCGAGAACCGCTTGTTCGTCGCGGGTCGCAGGCCTGTTCTGCTCCTCGAGCTGCTTCACCAGCTCGATTGCGGCCACGTTGGCGCGGAACTTGGCCTTCTGGCCGCCCGCGCCCAAACCGTCGGCATCGCTGATGACATAGTCAATCGGCCGCTGCTGCGCTGGCACCGCGGCGGATTGGACTTTTTCGCCGGTCGATGCTACATTGTCTTTGCCGGTCCTTTGGCCCCATCCGGCATCCAAAGGTTTCTGAGAGGCGGTGCCTGGACTAGCGCCTCTACCGGCAAATTCCCCTCCCCACAGTTCGCTGAGCGTCGCATCGCTCTTTGCTGCGCGCTTGTTCCCGGCCTCGAATGCGGTCAGGAGCCACGTTTTGGCAACGCCGTCAAAATCGAGGCGGACGCCGGCTTGGCCCTTGCCGTCACGAAGCTGAATGCGGCGAGGTGTCGAAAGGTCCTCATCGATATGCAGGCGGTTGATGAAGCCTTGCAGGTCATCCAGCGCTTCCGGATGCCAAGCGATGAGCTTCGCCAAGCCCGCGCCGTTGTGCTGGTTCGTACCGGGCTTACCCCACACCAGATCAATCGGGCCAACATCGGGATGTGAAAGTGCGGCAATGGCATCGCCGGACTGCCGACGCTCAAGCTCGAGCGCTGCCTCACGCCACTTGCCCTCATAACCGCGGAGGATCGGCCCGAATGGGCCTTCCTCTACCTGATCTCCACGGTTCTCTGCCCGCTGCGCGCCGCGCTCATCAGATCTTGCGACGTCTGGCTTTGTGCTTCGGTCTGCTGGCTGCCTTCCGGCGGCAGCAAGAGATAGTTCTCCCTGACCATCTGCCACGCCTCGTCCGGCTGGAACCCGCTCTGCTCGAGCTGGTCTGCTTCCAGATACGTCAGTTCCGCTGCCGTCTTCAACGCCTCGTCCAGTATCCCGGCCGATCTCAGCTCCCTGTACCGGTTCGGAAGAAACTCCTTCCAGTGCTGGCGCCCCAGCTCGATCCAGTTGTTCAGGTTCATTGGTCGCTCCGGTGAAGGTGTTGACGTCGGCCGCTTCGACCTCTGCCGCGCTCGACATGCCGTCGAATGCCGTGGCGCGAGGGTCATACTTAACCCCCATATACCACGATTTGAGGTAAGGGCGCGCACCTTCGCCAAGGTCCGCCAGCATAGCCGAAGCATATGCGGCAAAGGTGCGCGCGCCTTTTTCGATGTGGTAGCCGGCAAGTGTGATCCCGGCCTGCAACAACTCCGGGTCGATGCCGCTGTTCAGCGTATTGCCCGAAAGCTTCTTGCGAAGCAACTCACGCGCTTTTGCCGCAGCATCGTCAGTGAACAGTTTGTTGGCGCTGACGGCGGGTTTTTGTTTTGGCTGGGCCGGGGCAGGCTTTTCGAGCTTCCAGAACGACAGGCCTGCCTTTATTTCGGCATCCAGCTCCTTGCGCGACAACGTGAGCGGCATCCGGCTGCGCGGGGTGGTGAGCGTCACTGCTCCGTCATTGGCGATGCCAGCAACGGTGAATGTCTGACCGCCTTGGATGTCCCGGCCTTCACCGGACGTCTCTACGAGATCGCCGACATCCGCGCCCAACTTGGCAACGATATCTGCATTTCGGTCCGGTTTATTGGTCGCTGCCGGGGTTGTATCGGCGGAACCATTGTTTTTATCTGCGGATGAGGCTCTTTCTCGTGCCTCTGCAGCGCGCTTCATATCCTCAAGCGAAACGGCAAACTCCTTGCGGATAGCATCTGCCAGATCCTTGCCGCGAAGCACAATGCGCTTGTTGCCGTCATCCTTCTCGAGCGTGACGGTTACGACCGGTCCCTTGCGTGTTTCGATCATGTACCGATTGCCGCCCGCACCGCCCTCGCCCCAGCGCTGCTGGATCAGCTCGAGCAGCTCCTTGTTGCTGACGTCGGCCTTGACCGCGTCGGAGATGGGCGTGTCACCGCCATTCACCTCGGCGATCCGGCCCAGCGCATCAGAGATGGCGTCGGCGTCGCTACCCCACACGTCGGTCCACGGGTACGCACTCGGATCAAGGTCTGTGCCCTTGGCACTCTGAACTGGTGGCGTTGTGCGGTTGCGCTCCAAAATCTCAAAGCGCTTACCACGCTGCACAACCTCATGGGTCTTGCCCATGTTGTTCTTGGCAACGTAGCCGTCCGCCTTTTCCTGCGACGCAAACCATTTCGGCGCGAATGGCTCCGACGTCTTTCCGGATTTCAGCCAGGTCTTGAAATCGCCGAGTGTGGTCCGGCTGATATCGCCCAACCCTTTCCAGTCGGCGGTGTAGTTTTCGAGATAGGCGGCGCGTGCCTGTGCCTCGTTGTCGAAACCGGCCATGACCTTGTGTTCATCAAAACGACCGCGTGCCGGGTCCTTCTGGTCAACGACGAAGACGGGCGAGGAATCGTCGAGTGTCTCGGTACCGGGCCGCACGAATACGTCGATATGGTCCTTATCCCGGCCGACGGTGCCGCGGATGTAGCCATAATGGCTCTTCATATCGACGGACCAAGCCTTTCCCGAAGAGGACACACCCTTGCGCTGCGAGCCTGCCGGGTTCTCGATCGAGATATCGAGGCCTCCCAGCTTCAACCGGCCAACCTTGTAGTTTCCGGCTTCCTTCTGCGCTGCCGTGGGTTCGGGCAGGTCGTTGGTCGGTGACGTCGCGGCCGCATTCGCCGCTGCATCACTAACGCTGCGCCCCTCGTAAGATTTGAGCCAAGCCTCAAATTCCGTGCGCTCATCGGTCGAAGGAATTTCGAGTTTTGATCTTACGGCCCTGATAAGGGTTTCTTTGTTCGCCCGTGCAAAATGCGTCTCGTTATTTGCTTCCGCTGCTTGATCGACGAAGTCCAACCGGGGACCAAGTGAGGCTCTTATTTGCGCTGCTGTGAGCCTCTGAGACGACAACCGTTCAATTTCGTCAACAATGCCAGCATTCACCGCTGTTGCCCAATCCGTCTCAATCGCTTGACGTGTGGGGGCGAGCTTTTCAATTTCCTCCCTTGCCAAAACTGTGGGGCGGGTGCCCGCCAACGTGGCAACATCGTCCACCGCTGCGCGCTGCGCATCACGCACATCCAGCAGCTTCTTCTTGATGCCAGGCGTCATGCTCGCCCACGACGTCCGCTCGGGGCGCTTAACACCCGCCTCTGCGAGAATGCTCTTGCGCTCCGGATCGGTAAGGCCGGTTTCCCACCATTGCGCGCCGTCGTCGGTCGCCTGAACCAGAGGTTCGCCCGCTTCCTTCGCCAGCGCTGCCTGCCGCTGTTTCAACAGCCGGTCATTGACGGCATGCATCTTGACCGGGAGTTTGGATTTGGCCTCTTTCGCTGCGCGCTCGGCGCGGTACCGGTAATCATCGGCCATTGACGCGAGGTCCGCGACCCTGATGCCAAACGCGTCTGCCAGACGCTTACGCTCTGCAGGCAGAACATTATCGATATCGACCTGAGACGTGCCGCCAAGCCGCTTCGCCATGACCTGCTCGCGTGCGAGGTCATAGAGGGCAGTGTGATTGTCGTCTGGCAACACGACGGTCTTGTCGCCGATCTTGCGACTGTTCGGGCCAGCGTCGCCAATCTCACGCTCGATAGGCGGGTTGCGCTCGAGGTCCTGCGCCTCAACCTGCGCCGGGGTAAGGCTGCTGACCTTGAGCGCCGTCGTCGGCACCTGAAACGGATTGCCCTTGTCGTCGACAACAAGCGCCTCATTCCCATCGGCCTCGTAGCGCTCGATGCGCGCCGGGAACCTGCCAGCCTCGGGGCTATCGACGATGACACGCTGCCGGGCCTGTGGCCTCGTCGGTCGTTTGTCTGTCGCCGCCATGTCTTCGCTGCGAGGCGGCATTTCCGATGTGGTCTCGCTGCCCATCGGAGCCAAAGGCTCGAGCGCCGGATCCGCGGACAGCTCCGGCATGCCGTCGTCAGCCTTCTCGGGGAATCGGTAATCGCCAACGGGCGGTGCAATCTCGGTGATGTTGGCGATCGGTACCTGGAACACTTCGCCGCTGCCGCTATCGACGATAATGGCCTCGCCACCTTCATAGCCTTCCACCGTACCCATGAACGGCTCAACGCCGTCCGCATCGACGCGCACTGTGGATTTGGTGGCTGGCCTTCCGTCGATTGGAGCACCGGCGTCCGCCGCCGTAGCACGCTCCGCTTCACGCTTCTGCCCATGCTCGGCAGCGCGGCTCAATGGACCACGCCTGACAGACTCCGGCTCGATAGGTGCGGGTCCAACGGTTGCGGTACCGCCTGCAGGGCGAGCCAAACCGCCAGCACCGCCCATACCGCCGCCCATGGCGCCACCGGCTGCGATGCCAGAGGCCACGGATTCGCCGAGACCTTCGGTCAGCTCCTGATCCGGATTGACGCGGCGCATCGCTGCGTTCTCAGCAATGGTCTGGCCTGCGCTCTGCGGTGCTTCCTCAAACAAGCCTTCAGCCACGGCACCACGCGCCATGCCTGTGGCAACACGCCGTGCAACACCACCCTCGACGCCCTCGGCGATGACCTTCGCCAGTGCGCGATCGCCCATGCCACCGAATGCACCGGTAACGACGCCAGCGGTGATAAGAGCTTGCGTCTGCGCGTCACTGCTGACCGCATCGATGGCCTGCTGTTCCGACATGCCGCTCTCGACGAGCTGCTTGACCGCGTCGGACTGCACGAGCTGCTCGCGCGGCATTTCTGCTATCTTCTGGCGGACGGAGTTTGCCGCGTCAGCGCCACCCAGCAAGCCCTCAGTGATGCCGCCTGCGAGCGTGGCGGTCTTTGCTGCGGTTGCGGCGGCCACCTCCCTCGATGCGCCCCCGGCCAGCGTGGTGACGAAAGCACCGCGGGCGATGATGCCAGACGGCAGCATGCTTGCGACGGTAGATGGGCCGCTCTCAGCGATGACACCGAGATAACTGCGAGGATCGGTCCATGCCGGTCCCAACGTCTTGTTCTCGTCGTCCCACCATTTCTTGTCGCGAGCCGCTGCACCCTCTGGCGAAAGCGTTGCGTTCTCGCGGTCGATGCTCTCCTGCCGCTTCTCGGCAACCGTGGTGCCGCCGCCAAGCCAACGGTCGATACCGTCCAGCGCGTCGTTGATATACGTGCCGCCCGGGACCTTGTTGAGCAGGAGATTGCCAAGGTTATCGAGCGATTGGCTGGTATTGGCCGCGCCAGCACCCCAACGGCGCACCAAGTCGCCCGCCGTGCCGGACGAGCGGTTATTCTTGTCCCACTGCTCCTGCCATGTGGCGAGCTGGCTCTCGGGAACCTCATGATATCGCCCTGGGGTCTTGGCCTCTAGGCCTGCCAACTGGCTGGCTACCGCATCATTGTTGCCGGAGACATCCGCGACGACGCGCTGCCGTTCCTTATCGACGGCTGCCTGCGTCTCGGCAGCACGGCGAGCCTCGGCCGCATTGGCTGCATCCTGCTCGAGCGGGTTGGTCTGGCCGGTATACATGCCGAACGGATCGTTTGCCTTAAAGCTTTCGTCCGCCACGATGCCTTTCGGCTTCGCCTGCCCCGGGTTCGCTGCGATCTCCTGAAACCATGCTGGTGCTTTTGCGAGGTTCTTGTTGCTCTTGTCGTGCATGAACCATGGCGTACCCTTGCCGGTCTGATCCTTCATGTCGACGTGCAGCATGTCGGGGCTGCTGGTGTAAGTGATAAACCGGCGCGCACCACGCGAATACAGTTCGCGCACAAGCTGGCCGCGCTCGGCCTCGCTCATGCCCTTCATCGAGATATCCGACGCTGTACCGGTCGAATGCTCCCCCGGGCCGCCAGCCTTCGCTGCTTCGACGCGATGCGAAGGCGAGCGATAGCCCGAATTGATCGTGAAATCGCGGCCCATTGCCTTCGATGTCTCGGAGAGGATCGAGGCGAACTGCGGATTGATCTTGTCCTGACCGGCATGGACGAAGTTCAGTTTGCCGCCGGTGCCGAGGGGGGCGTCTTCCGGCTCACGCACGAGACGGGCCAGTCCCTTGCCGTTCGGATTAGGAACGTTGGACTTCTCGCCCTTCCCTTCATCGCCCTGCAGAACGTCTCGGAACTGCCCTTTAGGACCATAGAGGCCCAATTCATCCTTTTCAGCCACGAACGCCGTTGCTTCGGGCGCTGTGACCTTCTTTTCGCCCTTGGAATTGTAATAGATGTGCTCGCCGATCGTCGTTGTCTGAGGCATCGACGCTGCCCAGCTCGGGCTGACTGCCTTGGTGTGATAGTGGTCAGCGCCATTGGTCGGATCGGGACCATCGCTGGTCAGCACATTACGCAGGATGCCTTCGGCGCGGGCGCGCATGGCAGGATCGCGCATCGCTTCAACAGTCTTTGCCCCGGGAGCGGAGTATCCTGTGAACTGATCCGGCTCCCGCACGACGTCGCCGATGGACTTGCCGCGGATGTTCGAACGATTGCGGATGACATGAGCAACGCCAGCCATGCCATCATCGCCCTCGCCCGCCGCCTCGGCAATGACAGTGTTGACCGTATCGTCCCAATCTCGCTGAGACATGCCTGCGGGCAAGGACCTGGATGTATCGGTCTTGGGAGAAAGCCCCGGCGCTTCACCACCATAGAGGTTGAGGGGGGCATTCCACTCGGAATTGTCGCCGAGACCTATTACGATGGGCATGCGTGGGCTCCTGATCGAGAGCCGCACTCATGCGCGGGCGTGATGATTTATTTATAGTTTGATCCGAATCGAATTGGAAGTTGGGCTGGGTGAAACGATGGAAGAATTGCGAGACGAAAAACAGGTGAAGGATACGCCGCGGGCGGCTGGTTGGAAGCTCGCTGCAGTGTTTGTTCTCACTGGCTTGTGGGCCGTGGTGGTTGCCTACCTCGTTTGGGAGACTATTCGCGTATCTCCCCAAGGCGATTGCGGCAGTTGGTTACCGTGTTTAGAGCTGAACGAGTGGGGCGATCTCTTGGCGGGGATATTTGCGCCGGTCGCGTTTCTTTGGCTTGTGGCGACCGTTTTAATACAGTCTGATGAACTTCGGGAGCAGAGGAAGGAACTCGCACTCACCCGGCAAGAGATGAAATACAGTCGTGACGTTATGAAGGAACAAGCTGAGGAAGCCAGGGCACAGGCGATTTATCTTGGCCGGCAGACCGATCTACTTAATGAGGAGGCAGTTCAGCGGCGATCCGAAAGCGCTTTCGCGCAGTTCCAGAGCCTGATCGATATCTACATAACCAGCTCTTGCATGTACTACGGTGACATCTTCATCGCTGAAGATACGTTCACAAGCCGATTATTTCGCCGCGACGCGATGGACGCTCTGCGTTACGTTTCCCGCCACTATGATGACATTCAGGAGATAGTTCCTAATATTGAGATGAAGAAGGTCGAGTTGGTGAACCCGAATTTCTTTATTATTCTATTCAAGTATCTTTATGCTGCGGACGAATTGCTTCCTCGCATCCCTTACGCTCAACGTCTGGCCTGGAAGGTCAGCATGCTACCAGAAATCGTCGACTGGTATTGCAACCTAGTCTCAGCGTGCGAACAACTCGCAGAGCTACAGGGTTATGTTGACGCTCGCAGACGTCGTAAGTCGAGCGACGGTTTCGATGATGCACCCCTTTTGCGTTTAATGACCGAATGAATTAAGTCGGCCACCCACCATAAAGCTGCATGATGAAGCCGATGGTCGCCAAGGCAATTGCCACCCAGGCCCAAATCTTTCGGGAGGCAATGCTGCCATCCGACTTCCGGCGACGTTCTTCTTGGCGAGTGTTAAAGTCCTCTTGCTGCTGCATAACCACTTCGGCTGGCGGAGCAAATACACCGTATCTTGCATTGAACGCTCTACGTTCGAGTCGGTAAATCTCCTCCCGCGCGGTGCGCTCGCCGTCGATTGAACTTACCAAATCGTAGGAGAGTATCGCGAAAGCAATCAGGTCCAAGAATAACCCAAGTTCAGACCACCAAGCTTGACTCATAGATTGCTGTCTCCCGCGCCATCTAATTTAACATGTATAAGTGAGATTCGAGTATTCTAGCCACCCCTTTTATGGTGTGACAAAATTCCGCCTGATCGCCCTCGCATGCTCCGCTGATGAGCGAACCTTACCAGCCGAGATACCAGGGGGCACCGACATGGCCGGACAACGTTAAGCCAAACGAGCCAGTGCTCGATTTCGCTGCCCACGACGGCGACGAGCGTGCTGGTCGCGTTTACAAGGCTACGGGCGGCCCTCAGGACAAGCAATGGCAATGGTGTGGCGCATATCCCAGCACGGGATGGCGTGGCAATCCCATCATGCCCAACTCAGGCTTTGAGGACACTGCCCGTATCGCAGTCCAGCGCTGTGAGGAATATTGGGACGCAATGAAGCAACTCGTCGAAGACCAGCGGTTCAAGCCGGAGGACGAACCAGACCAAGACGAGGCACAAGCCCCTCGATGATGACGCAACGTTGCAGCCAAGCGACATCATTGGTAGGCGGCGCAGCGGCCCCGAAGGCAGGGGAAAATGAGAATCTCGAGTTGGCATCGTTGTTGACTGGATCGCATGGGATAGCGCCATAAACGATCGGCATCCATCCACCGACATTCTTGCCTGATTGCTGATCCCACAACAATGCGCCGCCCGAGTACGAACGAAAACCGCCATTTGCCTGTGTTGCAAAAGCTGTAAATGGTGTCTTTTGCAGCGGGTTGCCCTTGACGAGCATGACCGCCGTTACCGTTTTCCCTGCCATAGAAGCCCGTTCAGTGGCATCAAATACGTTCGACAGGCTAGAGAAGTGTCCATTCGCAGCAGCAGGCTTGCACTGCGCCGAGTAAGCCGCGCCTGAGCCGTCGAAGATATTGGCCGGGTCAGTGTCCTTAAGGACGGTGTTACCCGCTACGTTGGTGAAGTTCACAGGCACCGTGCTCGGCCAGTTTGACAAGTCACCGTTGACGAAGAGATTGGAGCCGATTGGCAGCTCCATCCAGCTAACCGTTGAAAACTCGCCCTGCTTTGCACGCTTGTACTCCGACATGAAAGCGTCGGCCACGAGCTGCGCGCCGCTCGAGTTTCCTGAGGTGTCGGAAGGGTGAATGTTGTCGCGGTAGAACGTGGGATTCTTGTTGCCGGCGATAAATTTCTGGTAGCTGTCCACAAGCGTGAGCGACGGGAAAACGGATGCCACACCCATGATCGCATTGTAGACCTTGGTGTAACTAGTGTCGTCTCGCCACGGGTTCTGTGTGGTTATAGCCTGTGGAACACCCTGCCATTGCCAGCTTATCATGCCAATTACCGACCAGAACAACCCGCGCCCAATGGCCAGGTCGTTGCCCGGGGTTTCGAACGACTGCATGTTGTGGCCGTGGTGGGTGATGGCAAGATCAGGCTTCGGGATCGCGTCGATTGCGGTGGGCTTGCGTGATGCCTCGAACATGCAGCCACCGACCTGACCGGGGAGAGCAGCGAGGTAGACAGTCAACGTGCCGCGCGTGCCGGTGCGAAGGGTGACGGGCGCGGAATATTGCTTGGGACCGGTCGCTGCCGATACATCCCATTCCGCCCAGCGATAGAGCCGCACGGTGTAGTCATGCAGGTCGCCGAGGGCGAGAGCAAACTTGTAGAACGGACCATAGTCGGAATAGCCGGTGCTGTCGGCGTTAATGAAGACGACTGCATCTTGTCCTGCGTCCATCTTGGCGCGCAATGGACTAAACGCGCTCAATGATAACCTCCGCCCGCTGGCCTTTCCCAATGACTGAGCGAGGCCCCTAAGCCGATTCATCCTACGCAGCCGGCGCATCGACATCAGGCAACCGCCCAGGAAAGTTTATCGCCTGGCTTCACATACAGGTCGTGCGGCGCATTGGCGGCAAGGAGAGCATGACGCGGGCTGACGGCGGCGTTTGGCGCGGGAGCGTGCGAGACATAGATATCGACGGTGTTGGTGACGCGGAAAACGGGGACAAGACCGTCTTTATCGGTAGCACGGTTGGTCGTGGGAGTATTGGCTGCGGGCTCTTCGGACCACTGCGGATCCTTGAAGAGCGGCTGCTTGTCCTTGGCGTTACCGTCGCCACCAGCATAACCACAGATCACATGCACTTGCGGGAGAGCCATTCGCTATATCCTTTTGCGAAGGGCACTCATGCGCCTGTTGATCAGCGCAATATACCGGATTTTTCGGAGTTCTCTAGCGCCTAAATCCAAACAATATGGGGTGAAACAGCCAAAGACGCCCAATGAGACACTCTACCCTTGCGCTACACTATTTTACCGCGCATCCTAGATTACTAGAAATTGTAACCTTGAGATGCACAATGGCACAGTGGGTGATAACGAAATACGAAACTCTTCATCCGGTCAGCTCTTGGACACTTTCAGGCGATCTAGAGGTTAGAGAGATCGAGGAAATAATGCGGCGCCTTGTGGCAACGGATCTCTACGCAGATGAAGTGATAAGCGCTTCACGTTCTAAAGGAGACCCACTCCGGACGTCGCACTTTGACAGGAACGGCAGCCAACGACCGATATCGTTTGGGGACAACCCGCACTATATCGCAGTTCACGCATAATTGCCTGTTCTGGCTATTCTCTACTCGCTCGCCACTCAAAACTGATCCATTGCCGCCTGCCTGCGCGTCAGCGCCAACAAGCCCTCGTCGTCGCGCTTCTGGATGGTGATAGGCCCCAGCGGCGTCTCGAAACCGAGGCGCACGCTGCGCCCCGATCGTTCTTCGACGTGGATCGTGCCCACGCCCTCGATTTTCACTGTGTCACCAACCTTGACGACAAGTCTCAACATCGCCGCTCCTACTCAGCCAGGTAGCGTTCGCGCTTCTCATCACTGAGCTTCGCGAGTTCTGCTTCGTATTTTTCCACGTCGCTGTTCCCGAGACGATCCAGCCAGGCGAATTCGCTATCGTCAGTATCATCATTGCCATCGGCGGCTGGCACGGAGCCCAGCGTTGGAACGACTTCGCGGGAAGCGGCAGCGGGCTTGGCTCCGTTCGGTCTTGGCTTCGCCGTCGGTTTCACGCCATAAGCCTTCGTGACTTGCGCGGTAAGGTTTTCGTGCGCACGCTCCAGGATCGCCGGGTTGAGCGGGTTCTGGGCCGTCGCTTGCAGCCGCCGCACTTCGACGTCGAGCATACTGTAGAGCACACTCCCCGGTGCATATTCAGCGTGTTCCTTGAAGAACTCGGGCACGGTGACATCTTTGTAGTGGGCGAGAGCATTGGCCTTGCCGATGTTCGCAGCCATGCGCTGCTCTTTGAGGTCCTCGATCTGCGCGTCGATCTTCCGCAGCTCGGCGCGGTATTCCTTACCGGTGAACTCGCCGTCATCGAATTTATCGGTCAGCTCGTCCTTCTGCTTCTCCAGCGCGTCGATCTGCTCGGGCACCTTCGGGTCTAGAACCCACGACGGTCGCTTGTCGCCCTCGAGCAGCTTGGGCTCGGCGGCGGCGGACGCTGCGTCGTTGTCTACGCCTCCAGCGGCGTGTTCTGCCGCTGCCGCTGCGGCTGCATCCGCCTCTGCCTTGGCGTCGGCCTCGCCATCAGCATCGCCGCCGGCGTCATCGCCATCTTCTTCGGCAGCGGCGTTGGGCTTGTCTTTGCCTTCCTGATCCGCAGCCTCGCCCGCTTTGTCGTCACCGGCAGCGCCGGTATCGTCGCCCGCGTCGTCTTCGCCGTCCTCGAGGCCTTCGTCCACGGTGTCATCGTCGAGCAGGCCTTCGCGCTCCTCTTCGGTCAGCATTTCCAGTTCTGCGGCATTTGGCTTGCCTGCCATGATCGATACCTCTCGTCAGCCCAGGCCGATTGCCATGGGGTTCTGTTGCTGTTGGGGTTGCTGCTGGGCCATTTGGGCGGCCTGCGCCTGCTGGGCCTGTGCCGTGGCGGCAACGGTCTCCTCGCCTTCGGTGCGAGAGACGAAACCGGATTCGTGCAGGATCACATCGGCGATGTCGGCGAGACCCGGGGCCATACCGGCCATGCCCGCGGCCTCAAGCGCTGAACGCTGGCTACCGACGTTGGCGGAGACAGTGCGCGCCTGCATGTCTGCGGTCTGTGCCTCATTTTTCGCGGCCTCGGACTGAAGCTTGCGGAGCTGGGCCATCATTGTTTCCAGCGCAAGCTTCTGCTGCTGCGCTGCGGCTTGCTCTTTTGCCTGATCTTCTGGCGACGGCGCTGTCTCGTCGGCGTCGGGGTCTTTCATGCCAGTGACCTGCCGGATGCGCTTCACGATCTCCTCACGCTGCGGGATGTCCATCGCCTCGACGACAAGGTCCATCAGCACAATGGCAATCTGCGGGTTGACCGGAGCAAGGGTGGTGAGCAGCTCGAGCAAGGATTCGACCTGCGCCTGACGCACCGATGCGCGCCAATCGTCCTCGTCGATGACATAGTCCGCCTTCGTGCGAACCACGCTGTTCTCGGGCAGCCCGTCGTTGACAGTGATATATTCCGGGCTGCCGCGCATGTTGGTGATGCGGAACTGCTTTTCCTCGGACATGAACTGTTCGATGTTCGCCAGCTCCTTCTCGCCTCTGATCTGCTGGGCGAGCCGGTAATTGTCGAACAGCTTGGCTGTGGCGAGCGCACCTTGCTCCTGCCGCGCCTGAATCGCGATGCCGGAAACGGCGTTGGTGCTGCGGCCGAGGTTTTCGTCGGTAACGCCGCCGACCTGCTGCACCATCTGGATGTTGCGCGACATCAGCTCGAGGTGCCACTGCCCCAGTTCGCGATCGGCGTTCAGCTCAAGCCTTTTATTCTGATTGACGACAATAATCGCGTCGGGATTAGCCGCTTCCTCGCGCAACTCCTCGATATCGTCGACGGCACCGTCTTCCATAATAATCTTGTTCGAAGAGAGGATATGCAGGGCCTTGGCAGCGCGTTTGTTGATATCGCTCTGAATGTCGCGGATGTTGCGGACCAAGCCGTAAGGCATGTTGTCGCGGTCGCGGCGCTTGTTCCAGATCGGGGTGAACGGGTAGCGATTGTGCCGGTAGGGCGATGGCGAAAGCCACAGCATGCCGGCGGTGGTGAAGAGTGCGACGTACATGCGCATCGTTGGTCGCTTGACAACTTCGCCATCGCCATCGTCCACCGCCTCTTGGTGCCCTGGGCTGGCGGGGTCGAACAGTTCACCACGGAAGGTGCCGCCGCTGATCCTGTCCGCCGTGACGGGCATTTTGAACCACATTTCTATGATGCGGACACGGCGGCGACGATAGCCGGTAACGCGATCGGCGATGTATGTGCCATCGCCCCTCCCCTGACTTTCATTCTCGGGGCCGTCCATCGGCTCATCGCCGTAGGAATCGATCATCGCGAAATTGTCGCTGTCATCGACGCTGCGCTCGAGCATGCCTTTGCGCTTCGAGAACATTGCTTTCGCGACGTCCAGATCGACCCATTTTGTGCGGAACACGTACCGGGCATCAGTCAGGTCAAGCTCAACCGCGGCGCTGTCCCACAGAATATTGCGCCACGACTCGTAGCGGCTGAACAAAGGTTCCCCCTCATCATCGCCCTGATAGCCGTCCTCTATCCATCCCAGCCCAACCTTGGCAGCATCTTCGAAAGCGCGACTGACGTGGAACTTCGTCTTGTTGACGTCAGCCAGGTATTTCAGCAGCTCGGATTTGCGCTGCGCGGGCTTGCTGTCATCTTTCCGCCGCGGCAGCACCTTGAAATCGGTGCGGGATCGCTTTTCGGTGCCAATGACCCAATCGACTGTCGTCGCTGTCACGTTAAACACAAGCGGAACCTGCCCGCGGGCCTGCAACGTCGCGGCCTGTTCGTCTGTCCATTGGATATTGTCATAGAAATCGGCGTCAACCGCCATGGCGCGGCGGTTCTCGTACTGACGGTCCAGCTCGATGGTGTAGTAGTTCAGCAAACGGTGATGCAGGGCGACATACTTGGGACTGTCAAGAGAATTACCCTTTTGCGCGCGGCTCAACGCTGGTGTGTCGGAGGGGATGGGCGATTCATATCGCTTCTTTCTGACCGACCCGTCATCCGAATTTAGATCAAACATGGGCGTCCACCTTCAAATGCAGCCAGCGCTGAGGTGACCATATGCCGTGCACAACGGCCTTTGAGACCCCGAAGGATTCGGCGATGATCCGCGCGGGGTTCGTGCCCTTTAGTGAAAGGATGCGCTTTGCTGTATCGTCATCAACGTGTGACAGCGGGTGTTTCCCGCCCCTGTTATGCGTCCCATGCTCAACACGGTCATCAGCATTCTCAGCTTTGGTGGCCCAGCGAATGTGATTGATGGCAACGCAAGCTTCGTGGCCGCGTCCGCAACTGTGCGCTGCGTCGTGGAGCGGGCTTGGCGCAGGCCCGTGGACCCGCTCGCATGCCATCCTGTGGACGTTCCGGAGCCTGTGCCCCTCTTTGGGATCGCGAAGGCATCCATAACCTTTACCGTTACGGCTAAACGGCCAGATAAGGCACTCGTCGCCTTTGTACGTCAGCACAACTTCCTCAAAGAAGTGCTTCGCCTGCCCATACTGCCGTCGCGTCATTCTATTCCCTTATTTCAGCTTCGATGGTGCGCCCGGTGTTGGGGTCGCGCATGGTGATCTCGGCCACGGTCTGCTGATCGGGATTTTGGTACGGAGGAATCGACAGGAGGTCGCCGAGATGGTCCTGAATGAACATCGCGAGACGAATGACTGTACGCTTGTCGTGTGAAGCTAGGCCGAGAGTTTCTGCGAATTGGTGAGCTGTCTGTGCAGCTTGGATAGGGTCGCCGACTTCCTCAGACCAGATCCACGCATTGTCACCCGTGACAACGCATGGCGTCAGCCTGTCGTCATATTCCCTATCCGCTGGAATAATCACCATACACGGCCGGAATCGCTGTTCCAGCCGTAGCCAAGTGCCAATAGCTATAATGCCGCCGCGTTTGTAAGTCCAGACGCGCTTCGTCAGGTCAAGATCAGGTGTGTTCATGGTGGGCCTCTTGGTGGGTTAAAGGGTCATCGGGTCGCGCGACCTGCGTCGCGAGCTGGATGAAGACGATGATGAGACGTGGTAGCCGCACAGACGGCGGACCTCTTCGCGGTACTGCGCCTTCTGGCGGAGCGCGTCGGCACCGTGCTGGTGCCCGTTTTTCTTCGGCAGGTCCGACCAAACACCCATGTTGGTGTTCCAAGACTTCCGGTAATTATCGAGATGAAGGATGCCCTTGGCGCAGTTCTGCTCGTCGATGAGGTAATTGACGAAGTCATCCTTGAGCGCCGGGATGCCAATAGCCATCAGGTCAGGCGTTACCGGCACGATGTGCACGTTCCTGAGGCCAAGCCCTTCCAGCATCTCCTTCGGCGTTTCGATGACGACGCGGCCCGGCCGGCGATGATCGCCGTCGTGGGGCAGGAAGTGGTGCCCCCAAACGTAGCCATGCTTATTCATCTCGGCGATGACGTAGCTGTAAGCCTCGCTGCTGCACTCGAAGTAATTGATGAAGTGGTCCATGAGGCCAACCGCCTGATGAAACCAGATCGCGATATCGTCATTGACGCCGAGGTCCCAAAAGGTGTTGACCGGGATCTCGGGACGGTAAGGCACGCGTGTGATGCGGCCTTGGCTGCGCGCGATGGTCATCTGCTTGGCGAGGATAACGCCCTCGGTGGAAACCTTGAACGCTTCATCGACGGTGGAAGGATATTCCTGCCACATCATCTCGTCTTCGTCGGAATAGTCGTTCAGACGGGTGGAGACGTACCAGGCGCGCTTCCGCGGCGGTATCTGGCGGCCAATTTCCCGCTCGAGTTCGTCGAAATACTTGTCATCCTTCGGTGTGATGACGACGCTGTCGGGATTATCAAGCTCATATTCATCAGCGTCCCACCAAGAGGCGAAGTGCAATCGGTATTGCAATCGCGTCAGCTTCTTCTTCGCTTCTGCGTTGGCTTTCGCCTCCATCACCATTTTGTAGTAGTGGCCGTCGCGCCCCTTGGCCGTGCTTTCGATGAAAACAATGCCCTGACCGGCAGCGGCAAGAGCGCCGGTGACGATCTTGTTGGCCTTCAACGGAGATTCGAAGCAGATGATGCCGAACTCGGAGACGTGGAGCCAGTTGAGCGTGTCACCGCGGGCAGAGGTAGACACCTGAATAGAAGAACCGTTGGTGAATATCTTCTCTTCGGTGTTGTCGACATCGATGCCGACCTCATTACGGATAAATTCCGGTAGGCGATTATACGCAAACTCGACCTTGTTGCGCATGATCTTGATAGCGGTGAACTGATCCTGCGCAATGATCGCGGCACGCTGGTTCGGATTGAACAGGCATGCGTCGAGTATGAGAAGCTGGATGACGGTCGAGAAACCGCGCTGGCGCGCCTTTGGCACGATATTCCTGTGCCATATCCGTTTCAGGAACTTCTCCTGTGCCTCGTTGGGCCGGAAAAGAACGGTCTGATTGTGCTTGTCGAGGATGTAATAGAGGTTGCGGAGCCGCCACTGAGCGTCCTTGAGCTTTTCAAGGAATTGTCCCTCAGTCATGCCGCGGAGATGCTCATACATTACGTGTCTTCGCCCTCGCCGCCCTCATCATCATCTGTGGGCCTGATCGCGTTGGGCGTGTCATCGTCCGGGGCGTCATCAACAGGCGTGAATGTGCTAGGCCCGAGCTGGGAGAAGAACTTACCCAGCGGGCTGTCTTTCTCGACGTCATGTTTCAGGTTTTTCGTGTCGCGCCACTCGGTGCCCTTGCGGTTCTTGAGCCAGAAAATGGCAGCGGTGGTGTCGGGCGGGACATGCTCCATCGTCTCGACGCGTTGCACCACGCCGCCGGCGGTAACGATCTTCTCGCTGTCGAAGGTATAACCCGTGGCGCGACGATAGAGGCTCTGCTCGACGATCTTGTCGGCGTCTTCCTTACCGACCTCGAGCGCCTCGGCGAACTCGGTATGCTCGATCTTCCAGCGATGCAGGGTTCGGATGTTGCAGCCCAGCGCGTTGGCGATGTCCATGTCGATCGCGCCCAGCCTTGCCATGGCCTTGGCGATCTCGACGAACTTATCATCCCAAAGCGACGGTCGGCCCACGCCACGCGGATCTCGGTAAAACGCCTTGTCGAACGCGGGATGTTCCTCACGCCACCAAGCCATCTCCTCCATGTCGCAGCCCAGCGCTTCCGCGATTTCCTCGTCGGTGGCGCCATACTCGACGAGCTTCTTAGCCGTGGCGACAAACCGCTCGTCCCAAGCCGCACCGTGCTTGACCTCTGGCGTCACAGCCTCGGCCGGGTTCGGTTTCTTCCTGCGGGTTTTCTTCGGCTTCGGGGCGTCAACGCCACCCTTCACGGCCTTGCGAGGCGGGCGCGTCATCGGCCACCTCCCCGCCTTACCCTACTCGCGGCAAGCGCTGCGACGGCACCGGTTCCGGTTCGGCGATCAAGGCTGTCGATGAGACGATTAGGGGCCAACGGTCGATAGGGCGGATCGGCATAGGCCCATCGGTCCACCACCTCTCCCGGCAACTGCCTATCCTCATCTACCGTAGAGTAATTATTATTCTTATATGGCTCTGGTATTGGTATTACAGCGCATTTGTTCAGCAATTGCTTTACTGTATCACTGTTTTTATTGATGTTTTTCGCGTTTTCGGGCGAATTATCTTTGCGTTTCGATCCGTTTTCAGCGCGTTTTCGGGAGATTTTCAGCGCGTTTCCGATTTCCTGTTCGGCACGGTGATTGCTGATTTTACCGTCTCTGGTGACGTAGATTTTGCGCAGCTCGAGCAGCTCGTCGAGCAACGCCTTGGCCTTCCTGAGAGAGCAATTCAGTTCACCGGCGAGCCAACGTTCGTTGAACTCGATCGGGCCGCCTTCGTCATAGATCAGGTCAAGAATGGTCGTGTACGCGCCGCGCTGCTCGAGAGTGAGCTTGCGATAGCCCTGCAGGGCGTCGCCCTGATATCGGCGGTGGTAGGGCATGGTACGGCGGCTCATGCTGTCGTTCCTTCAAATGGCAGTGAAAACGGCTCCTGCGCCGGCTGGGAGGCGGCGGCAGGCTGATCGGGGTAGATGGGTGCATCGGCCTCGGCGAACGCGCGCTGGCGCAGCTGGCGGCACACGGCTTGGGTGACTTCCTTACCGGTGAGGTTCCAAGCCAGGTCGCGGATCATCGTCGGCCTTATCGATCTCGACGAACACGAGATGCGATGCCGCCAGCATTCGGCTTGCAGCTCGGCAGCCCAAAGCATCTCGAGCATCGAGGTGGCGCGAGGTATGCGGCGCAGCTCGTGACGATCAAAGAACCAACGATCACCGTCGCACTGTGGGAGACCCGATGGATGCGGGACATGATCAGGCTTCGGGTAGCGCCACACATTTTCTCGGCCCAACCATTTGCCAAAGAAAAGCGGATGGTTGAGGCTACGCTGCGACGGCACGTCATCGCGCCAGTACGGCTCGCGATAATCGGCGAAGTGCTTTTCATGGGCCGCGACGATGACGAAGTGGGCGACCTCGTTAAAAGCCTTCCACTGCTCGTCGAGGCGTTTCAGCACGTCCTTGCGGGATTTGATCTCCACCGCCACGATATGCTCGGTGCCAATCGCTGCGACGTCGATCCGGTTCGTTCCCTGCCCCGCGACGTTCAGCTCGTGCACGATGCGGGCACCGGCCATAAGCGCGCGCAGACGGCTCACGACGGCGTTGCGGATTTCTTGTTCGTCGAGGGAGCGCGTCATGACTTGCACTCCAGATACATCTCGAGCGCGAGCGTCAGGCTTTCCAGCGCAGCGTTATAGCCCTCGCGGTACCCTTCGGGCTTGGTGTCAAAAACGTTGTCCGATTTGAAAAGCTCGGGCGTGATGGTCCATTCCTTGGCGCACCACGCGGCGAACTGCTCGATTTCGTTCTGCATCAGATCGGCAACGGCTTGATTGAGCTTGCTCGTCATGGCCGCCCCCTGCTGACCTGCTGGGCCCATGCAACGGCATCATCGACGCCGTGGAGCGTGACGACGGCAGATCCCCGCCAGGCATTGGCGAAGGCCTGCTGATTATCGTTCAGCGCAGCGCCATAGCCTTTGCGTCCGGATTTGAACTCGACGACATGGGTAATGCCGCGGTACCCGACAATCGCGTCTGTTGGCTCGTGCAGGAGAAATACGCTCATGCCGAACGCCTCAAGCGTTTTCACGATGTCCGGCTCGGCAGCGTCCCTCTTGGCGTTTCGGCGCACCATTGTGGTGCGCTTCTTCGCCTTGACCTGTTTTCGGTATGTTGAGGCTGGGAGGCGTGTCACTCTGCCGCCTCCGCCAGACGCGTCGCGTGGAGCTGTGCCACCTTTTCGCCGATGTAAATAGTGGCCCAATTCTCGCCGTGCTTGGCGAATATCTCGGAGGCCTGTGCGCCGATCCGCGCAAGCAACATCAGCGGGCAACGCAGCAGCCAATCCTGCCGCTCTTCTGCCGTCGCCTTCCCAAGCTGCTCGATCAGCGGCATGTCATCCGGCGGTACCGGCACCGGCTGCAACTTGGCCGCGGCTAGGAACTTGTCGAAACGATCGACGACGGCTTGCTTTGCCTTCTCCTCCGAATTGGCCCCGCCGTCCGCTGGGTTCCTTGTCGGTCCGACCCACACGCGGTACCGGAAATAACGGCCGGTGGTGGAGCGGAACACGGCGCCGACGTCGATATCGCCACACACAGCTAGGATGCGGTGTTGTTCTTCTTTCCAGACGATCATGCCGCCTTCCTCCGCCGGAGGGCGTCACGTTCGGCGCGAGAGCCGATGCCGATCGACATTTTGCGATGGCACCAGCAGTATGATTCCTGTGGCTCGGTACCTGCGCCGCAGAACAACATGTTTTCGCGGTCGCCTTCGACGGGCCAGCGGCACTGGTTGCTTGCGAGCTGGTAGAGCATGAGGCGCAGCGGCTCAGGCGCGGTCAACGGCTGTTCCAGCACGGGCGGCGCCGCGGCGGGCTTTACCAGCACCGGCTGCGCGAAATGGCCGCCGCTGCGCAAAAGCAGGCGCGAAGGCTTTTTGGGCTTGGGCGACGGGGTCGCGGCTGGCTTCGTCTCCTGCTTGGGAGCCGAGATTTCCGATTTCGGCTTCAAATACCGGTTCGGCGTGCCGGTCAGCGGCACATCGACAAGCTTGGAAGCATGGCGGTTATAGTGCGAGATGACGGCGCTGCGCGATACCGTGACGCGGAACTGCTGCGACAGAGCGCTTGCAATCTCTTGCCCGGTGCCCTTGGTCTTTGGGTAAATCGCGATGATAGCGGCACAACGCTCGTCAGCGTTCAGGTTCTTCCATTCCTGTTGCATGGCGTCACTCCATCCCGAGAGCGGCCATGTACGTCTGAAGGATAGTTTCCTCCTCGATACGTTCGTTCGCGTCCTTCTTGCGCAGGCGGATGATGGTGCGGATCGCCTTGGTATCGTAGCCACGGCCCTTCGCCTCGCCCATCACGTCCTTGATGTCTTCAGAAATGGCCGCCTTTTCTTCCTCGAGTCGCTCGACGCGCTCGATGAACTGGCGCAGCTCGGCCGCGGCAACGCCTTCAACCGTGGCTTCACCGGTCTCGTCGCGTGAGAAGGCCTCGGTCTGACCGGACAGCGGCGGATTATGCGCCTTTCCGATCGCTGCGTTGGTGACGGCACGCGCCGCGTTCTTCATGTTGCCCTGGGCAAGTTCGCTGGAAATAGTCAACCTTCGGCTCCTTCGAGGCTTTGCAGCGTGTCACGCTGCGCTTCCACCCGCCGGTTCAGCCGGTGGGCTTTTTGTTTCAGTTCGTTGTCGGAAAGGACCCTGAGCTTGCCGTTTCCACGGCACCGCGGGGTGAAGATCGTGACGACGACGCCACCGGGTTGGGCGATACGAGCGGCGAAGTGGTGGTTGTCAAACGACGTGAGGCCAAACTGCGCCGCGGTCGAAAGCCCCTTGGTCCAGATCAGCGCACGCACCTCGTCGATAGACATGCCGGCAGCGGTGGCATGGGCTTGCGCCCTCGCCTTTTCAGTCTCAAATTCTTCCGAAACATCGATGTGCAAAATGCGCTGCACGTACCGCGCGACGGCGTGAAAGCTCACCCGTTCAGGATCATCCGCCGCTCTCGGTTGCATTACCGCTCCCTTTTTTCAGGAGGTCGCGGGCCTTCACCAGCGCAGCGAGATGGAGGCGCTGTGTCGCGATATCGGCAGCGGGACGAGCATTGCGGCCCTGCGAATTGGTGTCGATCCACCAGATCTTGCTACGGGCCATCTTGTCGAGGTGATCGAGGATGGCCTGATCCGACATTTCGACGTCACGCGCCGCGGCTATCTTTTCTTTGATCAACCGCTCTTCCGTGGCTTTAGCCAGGCTATCGACGGAGGTGCGGGGCAGCCGATAGTTCATTCAGGCTACCTCGTCGTATTGGTCGCGCTCGCGCTGGAGCATTTCAATTTGAGCGTCGATCTCACGGCGGCGCTGGGATTGGACCGCTTCCGATACCCAGCTCGGTGCCCGTGGCATCGAGGCTGCGAGCAGCGCTGGGCCGAATACGGCTATAAGGATCGAGAAATGCTGCACCGACGGTTGAGAGCGCCGGTGCAGCCAGTTCTCTACGCTGGCTGCCGGAATCCCCGTCTTCGCCTCGACGTGGTACGTCGTGGCCCGGGGAAACTTCTTGCGCAGCCAGTCAATCAGGCCACCAACATCGAACAGAGTTGATGGGCCTGCCCCGCAACGTTGCGGGGTTTTCCCTGCGGAAGCGAGACGCTGTGGCGTGACATTGTCAAAGCGTCGGGGGTCCTCTTCGGCAAAACCGAAAACACCTCGATCGGTGCGAACGAGAGAGCCAGAGGTATGCGTGGGCTGGGCAATCAGGCGAAAGGAAGTGCGGATAGTGATCGCGATCATGGCCAGCCACGCGGGCCGCAGGGATGCGGAATGGCGGGAATGGGGCACCGAAGCGGACGCAATACTTTTCGCTTCGGTGGCGCGGCGGCCGGGGACGTTGGCCGACGCTGGGGTTGGGAAATGGAGAATGGTCAAATGCGCCCCCGTGATTTGCTGAAACGATTGGGTTCGAAAGTACGGCGCGGCGCATGCGGAACGATGCCTTCGATCGCGACGCGGGCAAGGTCGTTCTCGTCGAGTTCTTCCATCACACGGAGGTCGCCGTTGACCTCGTACGCGCAAAGAAAGAACGCTGATCGATCCAAGCAGGGCCCAGAGAAGTCGCATGCAATCATCAGGCTAAGGCCGGGGTCGTTCGTCGGAAGCAGTCCAGAGGGCGACGTCATGCGGCATCGGCTCCCTGCAACGACTTTTCAGGGAGGTTGCGACGCTTTCTCTCGGCCTTAATGAACTCGACGACCTTGGCGGCAGTGTCCTGCAAGACGGGGCGACCGTTGCGAAGACGTCCAACCAACTCGGAGTTTCCGACCGCGCGCTTGCCGAAATACGATTCACCCATGCCTGCGTCGGTGATGAACGCATCAATTTTGCAAAGGAGAATGGCACTTTGATCTATCTTCATGCATCCAAGATATCCTCTATAGAGGATGTGTCAACCATCCCCAATGAAGGACGTGCGAAAATATCCGAAATAGAGGATATTCAACCCATGGGAATTGCGGATTGGAGAGCGCGTCTACAGGACGCACTGGAGACGAGCGGCAAGTCTGCTCGCGAGGTTTCACTAGCTGCGGGCAAAGGCCCTGGCTATGTCCACTCCATATTGAAGGAAGGGAAAGAGCCCACAGTTGATAACCTCATTGCTATATGCGGGGTCCTTAACGTGAGCCTTTCTCAGATCATTTACGGAATCGAGATGTCGGCCGAGACGGCAGAGATACTGTCGCTTCTTGAAAATTCGCCGAACGCGCGTGATGGCATCCTGAAAATTCTTCGGGATAAAGCTCGCGCTTGATGTCTCTCACGCACTCTCTTTTTTGCTCATCAGAGAGCCTCGCAAGAGTATCCACCAACACCGAAACTTGCATCCAACCCTCACCCTTTACGTAAGGGAATGATGGAACAGAACGAGAACTTAAGCAAGAAGTGGTTCGCGAGAATTTAACAGAAGGTTAACGCATGAAGTGCATTTCAATAGCTCTTGCTTCCGTGCTTGGCTTCGCCGCGCCCGCATCTGCCGTCGAACTTGATGCAGGTAGATATAACGACACCGGCACCCGTTACATTCGCGTTTCCGGCTCCATTAACCCCGGCGACGCCGTTGTTCTCCGGGCAATTTTAGGCTTAGAACCTGATCCGGCAGTAGTTATCTTCAACTCCCCAGGGGGTTCGGTGACCGAGGCATTAGAAATTGGCCGGGACATCCGCCGGCACGCGGCCAGCACATATGTGGGCAAGGGACAGCGCTGTGTGTCGGCATGCATCCTTGCTTTCGTTGGCGGCACGCGCAGAGCTGTAGCGAAAGAAGGCGAACTCGGTTCACATCAATTTTACTGGCCCGACGGCAAGGCTCCTCAAGGAGCGGAAGCGACGGCGATATCGCAACGGGTGTCGGCAAGCGTGTTGCGCCACTTCATCGCGCTTAACGTAGATCCCGAAGCGCTGACACTGATCATGGAAACCGCACCTGAGAAAATGCTGATTTTCACCCCGGAGCTCCTTAAGCGTTTCCGCCTGGTCGGCGATGCGTCCAGCTACTCCAATCCCCTCACGGTCGTACCGGAAGGGAAGCATCGCCCGGGCTGCCCGTTCCCCGAGAATTACCTGAATAGCGATCCACTCAATCTCTATCCAGCGTGCCGCGGCTAACCTCGAGTCCTTCAATTCGAGCAACATCGAATCCTTGAATTATTTTTTTTCGCTGCCGAGTTTTCCCCGCTGGATCCTTCCCGTGCGATTATAATTCAAGGATTCGACGCGTCCGTTATATCCTCTATAGAGAACATACCGCTTGACTTATCCTCTTTAGCGGATAATCTCATTCCATCGAAGGTTGCTTCGCCGCAACCGGATTTGCCGATGGAGATAGACGAATGCGAAGCCTGCTTGCTTTTGCGGGAGCGATATCGCTTGCCCTGATTTTCCACGCCGATGACAGCATGAGCCGCTGCACCGCGTCCGTCGCGACGTGCCACGCCACCTTGAACCGTTGAGGTGCGTGATGAAATCTTGGACCTGCACCAACTGCGGCCTCGTCGAGCGTCTCAACCACTTCTTCCCTGACAGCTGCTCCGCTTGCGGTGGCTCGATGATCTGCGACGACGGGCGCACCACCAATGGCCGGTATGAGCCGGACATTACCGATTGCTTCGACGTGCTGAACGATGCGGCCGATGGCGACCCGGCAGCAAACGTCCTTCTCTGGCAGGAGCGCGCGCCGAAGAGCGTCTACAAGACGGGCATCATCGACGATCTGCTCTTGCAGAACCGCATCGACATGATGCAGGCGATCTTCGGGAACGCCGCATGAGCGAGCTTCCCCCGTTCCACGTCGCGGCGGGCGTAGCGCTCGCCGCAGCCTCCGGCCTTTCTCCCGCCCTCAATGTCCAGCAGCTCATCGCCTACATCGCGCTGCGCGAATTGTACCCAAACGTATCATTGGTGTCGCTCGGCCTCGTCGTTCATTACCCCGCGCCGAACTTCGCCGAGGCGATGGCCAAGCTTCACCTGTTCGCCGATGTCATCATGGCGGTGGACGTAGACCACGTCATCGGCGCCATCGTTGAGCCCCTCTACGGTGAGAGGGCGAACTGACGTGAGCAAGCACTCCAATTTTCCGCGCAACAAGCACGACCAGTATCTTACGCCATACGAGGCCGCCTTGCCCCTGCGCAGATTCCTCGAGGGCGTGGAGACGTTCGCCGAACCGTGCCGCGCCGATGGCCGCCTGATGCGCTGGGTTGAGAGCTTTGACCTGTCGTGCATCCACAGTGGCGACATTCAGGACGGCGTTGATGCTCTGACCGACCCGTGGCTAGAACACTCGCGTCCCGACGTCATCATCACCAACCCGCCTTACACGTGGGAAATTCTCGAGGCGATGATCAAGCGGTTCATGAGGACCGCGCCGACCTGGCTGCTTCTGGAAATCGATTTTGCTTTCAACCTGCAGAGCGCGAGCTTCATGCCGATGTGCACCGACATTGTGCCGATCGGGCGCGTGCGCTGGTTCGCGGAGACGGAACACGACAGCAAGGACAACTTTGCTTGGTTCCGGTTCCACCACCAACACCGCCGCGGGCCAGTGATGCACATCATGCAGCTGATCGACAAGCGGCGCATCCGCAAGATGGCGAGGCCGGAGATTGAATTTCCGGAGTTCGAAAATGCTGCCTGATCTTCCCACCCCGCTCGCTCTGCTGCTCGGCCTTCTCGCTTCCGGCGCTGTCTATGTCATCGGCACCGTTGCAAGCCGCATGCACCGCTCGATCCAGCAACGGTCCCAAGCCGCCGAAATCGAGGCTATCCGCCAAGGAATGCTGCGCCATGCCGCGGCTGACGATCATCACCACCGCGCCCGAATGGGCCTCACTCAAGGAGACTAAAATGCTCGATACCGCACAGCACGCAAAGAAACCCAATCCGGTAGACATCCACGTCGGTGCGCTGATCCGTGGCCGCCGCAAGGTCTTGGGCATGAGCCAGACCACCCTCGCCGATGCTCTCGGCATCACCTTTCAGCAGGTGCAGAAATACGAGAAAGGCGTGAACCGCGTCGGCGCGAGCCGGTTGCAGAGCATCTCCGACACGCTTGGTGTCAGCCCCGCGTTTTTCTTCGAAGATGCTCCGTCTCACGGCGTGTCCAACAGTGTCGAAAAAGACGAGGCCATTGCCTTCATGCAGAGCGCCGATGGCGTCCGCCTCGCTCGCCTCTGGATGAAAATCGGCGACGGCAAAGCCCGCCGTCAGCTTCTTGGCGTGATCGAACTCGTAGCCGCGCAACCCCGCGCCGACGATATTTAATCTCAAACTTGAGAACTTCTTATGAAGTCTATGAATTTACGCGGACTTTTGACCCGCTCCGGTTTCCTCGCCTGCCTTAGGGCGGGGTTTCCTGAACAGGTCATGGAGATTGACATGACGAACACTGAAACTGCCTCCTCCATCCCTCCACGTCCGCGTTACCACGACCCGGTCGTGCGCGAGATAGCAGTGGATAGCATTCTGACTGAGGTCAGCGAATGGGTGCGCGACAATGCGCAATGTGACGAAAAGCGGCTCCACGACGCACTTTTGAGCTGCCTTGATCAGAACGGGTACGAGTATGCCCAAAACCTCGAGCGCCGCCATGGGTGGGCGCCTGACGCCCAGCTCGTCGAGATACTCGACGGCGTGGCGCTGGATATGGCCCACAACAAGGCGTGCGCCGATTGGGTGAAAGCTCACAACATCAAAGTTCCGTTCGAAGCCGGCGGGATGGTCAGCACTCGGCGCTATCCCAAAGCAACGATATTCGCGATCGACGAAAAGCACGCGCAGTTGTTCATTCAGGATGAAGCGTGGACGCATGGCAAAGGCGGATACGTCGTCAATTTCGAAGACGCCATACCGATCATCGGCACCATCGGCGAAGCTGCCCCGGCCGAAGGCGGTGCGGCATGACGCACGAGGACCTGAGAAAGCGCTGGGCCGATGCCAATGAGCGCGTCGAGCTGCTGGACAAGCAGCGTTACCAGCTCGTCGAACACACCCAGCAGGAATGGCTCGAGGCTCAAACAGCGTTTCAGGCCGTGGTGGAAGAGTGCCTGAACGGCAATGCCTTCTTGTGCGAGGCCTGCGACGCTCCGATTTTCCCGGGCGATCAGTACCACGCTGGCGTCGATGCTCTTTGCCTCGAGTGCGCCCCCACCTATCAGTCTATGATCGACGAACCAGAGATGTTCGTTGAACTGGTCGATGAGAGCCCATCCGATCCGGATGAGCTGCGGGCGGCTTACGATGCTCACATCGCCGCCGGCGGCAGCCCTGACGACAAGATGGTGGAAGTCTATGACTGACCGCCCCATCCTGTTCAGCCGCGAAATGGTGCGCGCCCTTCTGGCCGGTCGTAAGACGCAGACGCGGCGCGTCATTGAACCCTACATCGTTGCTTTCGGTGATAGTCCGCTTCCGAACGACGTGGTTTCATTCACGGTCGTTGATCCGTGCGGAAGGCGCGTCGCATCACCTCCTTTCCGCCCACGCGTTGCGGTCGGCGATCGCTTCTATGTCTGCGAAACGCACTATCGCTACGGCCATTGGGAACCGAAGGGCACGGCAAAGACCAAGCGGGGCAAACAGAAATGGCAGTTCGTTGAGGATTCGTCCGCGGTGCTTTTCGATGCACCAGAGGTTTTCCGCCGGGGGATGCACAACGAAGATCCTCACACCCCCGCATGGCACAAACGCACCGCTCGCTTCATGTTCAAGAAGCACTCCCGCCTGACGCTCGAGATCAAGAACGTCAAGGTCGAACGGCTGCATGACATCAGCGCTGATGACGCTCGAGCCGAAGGGCTGCAAAAGCTTCCGGCAACGGGCCGGTATGTCGTCGAGAAAGGCGACCAGTATTTCGGCAACGCCTCCCACAATCCCCGCGAGGTGTTCCAGATGCTTTGGGACCGGATCAACGGTGAAGGGGCATGGCAGACCAATCCGTGGGTCATCGCCTACACCTTCGTCACGATCCACGCGAACATCGACAAGGTGGCGGCATGAGCTATTCCACCTTCGACGACATGCCCCGGCGGAATCGCCGCCTAATCCTTCGTGATGAAGGTATCGCCCGCCGCGCCGGTAAATGGACCAAGTGGGAAACGCTCAGGTTTCCCCGCGGCAGCGTCCACACGCGCGGCTGGACCGCCGATATCCTTATAGCGCACCGGAACAACGTGTTCAGCGTGTTGGATCGCACCTTGCCAGACGGCACGCGCCACCTTGCTATCACGTCGCTTTCTGGCGTGCGGCCGACTTGGCCGGAAATGCAACGCATCAAAGACGAGATCGCCGGTCCGGAAGCGACCGCGGTCGAGGTCTACCCGCCTCAAGCTGAAATCGTCGATGACGCCGACATGTATCACCTGTGGGTTCTGCCTGCGCCCCTTCCCTTTTCTCTGTTCACGAGGACGAACAATGACTGATTATTATGCAAAGCTCGACAAGGCGAAAGCTGAGTTCTTGCGGGCCTACGCTCCCAATTGATCGAACTGAAGAGATCGCAAGACAACGTCGCAAAAGCAGGAAGGTCCAGAAAGAGGACGATTTGCGACCATCAGGCCTGGTCTATTCCCATCCCCACACATTAGTGCGATTGTAATTGCCCCCCCCGGAACTGCGGCAAAAAATAACTAATCTTTTGGTGGAGTGTCTTTTCAAACTCAACCTTAAATGCTAAATAAAGTTGTATTTTAAGGGGGAAAACAAATGAAGGTAGTATTCGTTATATTTATGAGCAGCGTACTTCTCGCCGGCTGCAATAATACCTATTCGAAATCTGAAACAGGAACAAACATTCAAAATTCACCAGTTGGTGGATCTGTGAGCACTACGAGTGGCGGGCAGACAGTAACTCCTACCGCAAATCCAAGTGCGACCACAACGATTACTCGGTGATTAATACTATTCGCACCAGACATGCGCGAAAGGCCGAGTAGATGTTTGATGTTATGAAACGAACATTATTTTTCGGGTCAGCTTTGCTTGCATCCGGCTGTTCAGAGCAGCCGGATGCAACCAGCACTCGACAGGAGATGGTCAGGAACATCTGCAAATCGAACGTTCCGAACGTCGATATTAAGACCTACACGAACATTCAGGGCTCAACGGTCCACGGTGACGTGACCAATTCAACCATTTACCGGACATATCCCTGGGCAACCGCGATATATGTTACAAGGAAACCTGCGTACACGCGCACGAATGTCGGGATGACAGTTCAACCTGTGTGTAATCCCTATTATGGATGCCAATTGGTTTCGATGCCGACCAGGTACCAGACCCAAGAAAGTCTCGCTGAAGTTTACGGCATGGCACGCGTGCCTGTGACTGAACAGGGCAGCGCGGAGGCCATCGCAGAGGCGGAAACGCAAGCCGAAGAAAATTGCGATCAGGCTGCTGAGCAGTTTGCTCAAGCGCGAGGCAAATCACGATACTCTATGTCGTACACCTTGAGCTGCGTCCGCCTAGCGGCGAGTGTTTGTTCGTTTTGAATCGTTCACAATCGCAAGGGGGACATGCCGCATTGTACTGAAGTGGCTTCTTACGAAGTGACAAGATGATATATAGGATTGAAGGTCGGCAATGCCCTCAAAAAAGAAGAAAATTCATCTAAAGCTATCGCCAAACGTTCGCATGCGAATGACAGTTCAGCAGGAAATGAAGCTGGATCCAGACGGCGAAATATTCAATGAACAGCTCCATGAACGCTACCTCGGCAAACATCGAGAGGCGGCAGAGAAACAGTTGGCCTTATCGAAAAGCTGGCTATATTCAAATATGGCGCTCGCCATACTCCTATTTGGGAAAGACTTTAAATTACCTGTAGTTGGTATGAATCTGAGTGATATCCCCGCTGCGATTCAAGTGATTACATTCGTTTCGTCGATCTCGTTTCTCTTCATGTCGTACGCATTTTTGAATGCTCAATTGTACGAAGCAATTGCTCAGCAATTCGATATTCGAAAAGCATCGAAGTTGGGCGTCGATGCAGATTTCTTGAGCGCCGCAAATATCTACACTGAGCTTTGGTTAAAAGCCTTTAGCAAGGAAATGCATCATGGGGGATTGGACTTCTTCAAAGCTCCAGCGAGCTACGCCGCTTACTACGGAATAATCCAGTTCATCGGTATTTTCGCAGTTTTATCCGTTGTCGGACTGCACCTCGTCGGCATCGGATACTCTCTTTGGTTCACATGGGAGAACAAAATCTGGTGGTGGGTGTTCGCGTCCGCGATTATATCGATGAATCTCGCCGCGCTACTTGGCAATCTTCTTATAAGTTTTTCATTCGCAATCGACTCCGAGGGGCCTCTCATTGACGACTAAGTGACTATGCCTGCCGCGCGAGCTCGCAGTGGAGAAACACATGCGATGCACCTGCGACGTAAGTCTTTAGAAAACTGCTTTGTGCAGCGCTGTGCGGGATACACGGACGCAGGCTTTCCCCGCTCCTCTCCAAGAGATGACTCGAGCGGGTAATTGCGCTCACGCTCTGCGAGGCTAAACCAATCAGTTTTTAGGCCTCTTTAATCTGCCCTGTCACGAAAATGCTTTCTCCGTCACCAAACTCGGCACCGTCCAAATGGTGCGGGTGGGCAAGAAGGCCGCCGGCCGCGAAATCTATGGCACCGAATACCTGCAGTTTCCGGAGGTGCTGTAGGCATTACCGACCTCTGCGTCTATCTAGACCACGATCGCGGCCGAGCCAGCATCCCCGGTCTGAATCACCTGCAGTCAGCCGTGTTCACCATATGTCTTTACCCCTATCTTTTTTGGGTATGAAAAAGCGATCTATATCTTTGAGCGTCATCCCCCTTTTATAAAAGCTCCCTGAGACACTCGTTTCCGAACCGTCTTCATATACCCAAGCTGGAACTTGAGCCTCGTAAACGCTTTCGCCGTCGTCAATCTTCTCCATCTTTTCCGTAACGTTCGCACCAAGGGAGAACGCCTGCGCTATGGTGTCGATTGCAACACGCCTTAACTCATAGCCACCATCAAAAAACAAAGTCCAATTCGACATTGGCACTAATGAGGGCACCCCTGAAGCGACAGAAATAGACCGGTCCGATCTTTTTCCACCTTTCCGCTTTTGGCCTTCGAGGAAAATGGCTGCGTCAAACCCAACCCAAATTTCATCGCGTCCTGCAAGAAATTCTCGAAGTTCATGAACATTGAGATATTCCCCACCGACCTCGCAAAACTTCAAGTCCCCAATATCGCCGCCTACCCCCGCGACAAATTCTGCCAAGCTGAGTTGATCTTCGGGATCGCGAAAAATGGAGGGCAGATGTTTTGCCTGATCTGTGCCCCATCGCGCGAGGGCCTCAGGAGAGGCAATAGGATTGGCTGAGTCCCTTGCAGCTTTTGTTGGGTATCCCAACAACATTCCTCTACAATTTACCGTACATACAGTGGCACCTTGGGCTACAATCACCCCTTCCAACCTGTCCTCACCGGGCCGCATTCTTTTCAAGAGACGCTCTGGTACAATTCCGGCTCGACCGACAACCGTTCCGTCGTTCTCCTTGAGCAACGATAGATATCTCTCGCCACGTGAACCTCGGCTTTTGGCGCTCGACATGGCTTCTATACGGTTAAGTAATTTTTCCACTGGCTCATCGGCCCATTTGCTTCCGTCAATTGTAACTGTCCTCTGGGGAGTACGGATATGAAGGGGAACATCTGAAGCGGGGAAACAACTTTCGAGCAGATTGCGAATGCCATCCATCAAAAGCTTCGGTGACGCCCAAAAATCTCTCCTTCCTCCCGAACTGACTGAACGGGACCCTGAATAACCAAAATCTAAAACAACACTAATTTCGCTGCCGCCTGTAGTCATTCTCTCCGTCTGCCCTGCAGCGCTCAAGAGCGGTCTCGAGTTAAGGCCATCGTTGAAAGTTAGGATGACGGTCTGGTCCGGCGAGGCATCGAAACGGCGCGACTTTACATCCACGCACTTTCCCAACATAAATACGGAAAAAAAACCAATCCCGAAACGCCCTGAAACGGTTCCCTTAGTTGGGAAATTATCACTAAACTCCCCTATGGCGTCATCCGACAACCACCCGCTTCTTCCGAACGACAGCAGTTTTTCGACGATCGAATCTTGCGACATCCCGATACCATTGTCCCGGATCTTAAGGACTACCGATCCTTCCTGCTCCAGCAACTCAAGATTGACCGCTGGTACGTGGCTGCTCGGATCAACAAATTGCCGCAGCCGTACTGCATCCATCGCATTTTGAACGAGTTCTCTTAGGGCCGCGGTTTTATCGTTACCGTACAGTTGGGTCCCCCCCAGATTCTCAATTAGCCTGGGGATGTCAGACACTGAAAAAGCGGTATCGACGGGGATCCATCCGTCAGTTTGGATGCTCGACCTAAGGTTTTCAGGTGCTTCAATATTTGCTACTCGCCTAGCTGAGAACCGCGCATTTTGCCCTCTGCGCCTAGCTAAAAGGTCGTCAGTTCTTCTAAGCTCACGATCTACCATCTTCAGCGTGTCGTGCAGTAACCACCACGCATTAGCGTCTTGTTTTGGGAAAGGTCGAAGCGTCGCGAAGTACAGCGTGTCGTCCCGGTTCTGAGGTTGGGTTAACCTGTTTTGAAAAGACCAATGTTGAGACGAAAAATCTGACATTCGATTTCGGCGTAGTGAAAATAGAAAGCTTGGTGCCCGTTGTTCGTCAATCTGCGACGCGTCAGCTGTGCGCAAAACACACGCAAGTTTTAGAAGATCAATGGACCAGCTACTTGGGTACGGAGCGGGAGCAGGTATAACTTTATCAGCAAATTCAATTTCAAGTTTCCTGTGATCCCACCAGTGTGAGGCCGCAAGCTGGCCAACAAATTCACCGAACCTTGTCCGAATGTCTGCATCATCTATCAGATACCTTTGCCCTGCGTCGCTAGACCAGGAAACTCTTGGGAGTTCCGAAGCTCTAGTTGCGTGCTGTTCTCGCAAGAACACTTCCAGCAACGACGCTTCGTTTACCTCACCTTCGTAACTACTAGCCCGGCTCCAAAGCTTTTTCCATTCGCGGCTAGCTCTGATGTCTTTCATTCCTCCAGGATAAGCGGCAAACGTCATCGCGGCGTCGTGAAAAAGAAAACTGCACCCTAGAACAAAACCCTCTACGGGGTTTAGTTGAAAGCGATCACCGACGATCTGGCTAGCGACCTCCCACAGCGCGTCAAGATGTTCGATGCTATGAACGGTGTAACCAGGGAGATCGATCGCGATTTCCGAAACCAAAACTTTAGCGTTTTGTCGCACAGTTTCGAATTCAGTGATTAATTTTTTGACTGAGGTTGCATGCGTGTCCGCCTCGGAGCTTTGAAACGCTGCCCTCCAAATTCCGGTTTCGTGATAGCTACTCATCTCCGCCCAGCCCCCGTGATCCTAAAATTGGATGCGAAATCAATCTTCGATTGAAGACATGCACGAGAACACTTAAAAAACGTTATATGCCTGTTCGGGGGAGAAGACGCGCGCCACAATACACCACGGAACTGGCAGTGATGGCGCAAGTGGTGACCCAGTAGAGTAAGAACACGCAGCAACATCTCCTGTCACCGTCACTACGATCGTTGAGGACCGCAGGCGCAAATCCGCCTAGCGCCAAATCGATGAGTACCGCAAGGGCAGCCGACGCGGGTTCACCCAAGTGCTCAAGCAGCCAAGCGAAAATCAACTTGTGACTTGTGGTTGAGTCATTCGCCTTGCTTTACGTATTCAGAGAATCGCGTAAAAATTGTTTTAAGTAAAGCTGGAGAGTTGAAATGGGAATGCTTGAAAATGAAGACTTGGCGCGTCTTCGTATTGACCGAATGATTTTCCATGTCGTAGGGCCGGAGGAAAACGACCTCACATTGATGGATGAGGTGGAAATAGAAGGGTTCGAGCCATTCTTTTTGGAGCGCATTCGCGAGACCAATGTTGGAAACAGGTTCGAGTTTATCGGAATAAACGTTGGTGTTAGGCCTTCCCTCGCAGCCATTAATGAAGAGCCGGAGAATTTTGTTACCATTTCAAAGGCACTCGCCGAGACTTTTCAAAACTTGCATGAAAACACCGCCAAAAAAGGTGCGTTTATTGTTGCAAAATTGTCTGGCTTGGCTACCCCAACATTTGCATTGATAAAGTTTGATGACCTTCGCGTTTTGCGGTTCCTCCATCAAACAACTGGAGGGACAGTAACCGCTACTGTGAGCGAGGTCGAAAACACCTTTCAAGAAGACAAGAAGGCAATGCAGAAGTCAGCATTGATTCTGTTGGACGATGAAGGGGGTAGCCTTGCCGTATACGACAGAACGAACCGGAGAGATGTTACAAAATACTTCCGCAACTTTCTGGGGGCGAAGCGCCTTTATGACGGCGCTCAGGCAACCGAGCGCCTCAAAACCGCGCTGACAGAGGCGTACCAAAAACATCTGCAAGAAATGCCGCAGGAGGTAAAGTCTACTTGGCGGACCAAGCTCTATGAGGCAACTCGCAACCTCGAAACGCTCGACACAGAAGACATGGGCAACTTCATGGTTAGTGTTTTTGGCGAGTATGGAATAAACGAACGCTTTAAAGCCACAATCGCCTCAGAATTGCAGAGGCAAAAGATATCAGGCGAAGCCATCGAAATCGCACCAGCAATGATTACGAAGCCGGCAGTTCGACAAGTGAAAACTCAAGAGGGCATTCAAGTTCGGATACCTGATGGTAAAGACGGGCTTGTTAATCTAGATGTGCACGATGACGGTCATGCGACGATAACAATCCAAACGCGAAGGATCACGTCCAATGAACTCGTGGACGAAGCGGCTATTAGGTGAACTGACAAAATGCGGATTGGTTGAGAGAGACGAAGACGAGAACACCTATCAGGCCACGGTGTCGACAATATCCGAAAGCCTTTGGCAAGAACTCAAATCGATCAGATCGCGCGAGACCGAACTCAGCGTGAAGGTAAGATTGGTGTCGGGTCCCGAGGACGAGCAGGATTTGTTGGAGTTTGACGCGCGGCCCAGTCATGAAAGCCTAATAGTCTCAATTGCAAAGAACCATATTCAGGACAAACTTCGCTTCTTCGAGCGGGAGAACTTAGTTCGGACCTTGGCTACCAAGCCTGAAATCTTTGAGCGTGCCACGCTCATCTTGGTAGCCGACATCGACAGCGGCCCTACTGCGTTAGGATCAAGAACGCTTCCGTGGTTGGACGAAGTCAGCATTGATGTGGCTTCTATTAAGGAAGTCAAATCTCCGAGGGTGGTTGTGAATGACGCCTCTGGAAGGGGTTTGGTGCCAGAAAACATAAGCTGCTGGCTTACTACGGAAGCAGATCACGAACTAATGTCCGACTTCTATGGCCCCGTGGCGGCTCGTCGACTTTCATTAAGTCTCCCAAGCGCCCTCCTTGAAGGCACTGGGAAGTCGTTGTTTGCGATCACTGAATTGAAAAGAAAGACGAAGGTTAGCGTTGAGCCTCAATCGGACGCGGTTTGGGCGAACACTTCACTACTCAAAGAGCTGAACGATTTAGCCGTTTGGGTTTATTACGACGGACCTGATACGGATAATCGACACTCTATAGTCGCATCCGAAATCGCCAGGTCGCTTCCCAAGGATGAGACCTGGGGTAAAGGCCTTAATCTGATTGCATCAAACGCGCTTGAAACATCTAAAATTGCTTATCGGCTGCATCTTTACGACAAAAGTGTAGAAGCACTGAAGTTAATGTCGGACCTGCGGAAAGGTCTCGCAGAAGATGTAAAGGCCGTCTCCGCACAGACAGCGTCACTATCCGCTGGACTATGGAGAGATGCAGCGGTCGCACTCGGTGGACTCGCTCTAAAATCGCTAACCAACGGCTCCGGCTTGGTTGTTGTTGTTACAATTGTCTATCTCGTAATCAGTTGCTTTCTGAATTCTGAAGCAGCGAGCCAGGCAGTAAGCGCGGTCCGCAAAAACGAACAAATGTTCAAGCAGAAGCTCTATTTGCCAATCGTTTCCAAGGACGAATATCGTGAAATTTCTGGCGCTCGCTACGATGAGATAATCTCGGATTTTAATAGATATAAACGGCAGATTAAGTCCGTATATGGTGGCGCGATAACCGCCCTTTCGCTGACGCTCGTGCACGAATACGCATCCGAAATTTCTTGTTTCTCAGCGCATTTCACGCGGTGGGTCGGTCGGTTGAGCATGCCTGACGCCATCGCACTCTTTCCGGCCGCGTGTTTAAACTGATTTTGAAATATAGCGCCTTAATTTTTCGCGATCCTCCTCTCTGACCCTCAATGTGATGCCATTATATCCGCCGTCTGATATTGCCGATCTGACTTGCTCAGTAGTGACATCCAGATCAGAGGCGATCTCAGCGAATATGTATTGCTGGATTTCCGATGCATCATTGGCGATCAGGGCATTCACATGTTCCGCGATTCGAATTGCGATCGATTGTTCATGGAGACTTTTTCGCATGAGCTCGGGCTTCGATCCTGAATAGCGTTTCATACGCGGGGATATAGGTAATATCGGCACTGATTAACTCCTCAAATTGAGTTTATGCTATCCGACTGCCAGATCGAGAGTTTTCAGACCGCTAGACGTCTTTTCCTCGGTGGAGCCGGGTTTGGCCCCTTTTTATTTATGCGAACAGGCCCGTTTACGAAGTCCTCAAGTGACGGCACTCCTTCCAGCACCAGATCGGCGTAGATCTGCGCCAGCTCTTTGCGACGTTCGACGTGAAGCGCACGATTGTAGGCCGCTTCCACCTTGTCTTTCGGGGTGTGAGCCAGCATCAAATCGATGATATGCCGATCTTGCGGGTACCGCTCATTCATGATCGATGAGAACGACGCGCGAAAACCGTGGGGCACATGCTTTTCGTAATAATCTGCCCGGTTCAGAAAATAGCCCATTGCATTTGAGGACATCGGTTGCGTCGGCCGCCGCGGATTTGGAAATACAAATTCACCCCTCCCCGTCAGCCTTCGCAACAGAGCGATAATCTCCATCGCTTGGCGAGGCAGTGGCACAAGATGGTCGTAAAGATCGTCATTTTTTCGGTCCAGCTTAAGTTTCATTCGTGACGCGGGGATGCGCCAAACCGGATCATTTTCGTCCAAATCGTCCCACTCAGCCCAAGGTGTAGATGCGAGGGTACCAGGTCGTACCGAGGTAATTGCGAGCAGTCTTAGACCCAGCTTTACATGGGGACGCCCAGGCGTTTTGCACACATCGGTCAGGAGCTGCCGGACCGCCACGGGAGTGGTCAATGCAGGACGCCTGCCCTTGTGAATCGGCACCAGCGCGCCCTGCACCAAGGCGGCTGGGTCGCTCGTCGCTCGACCCGTCGAAATCGCGTAGACAAAGATGGCTGATATACGCTGACGGTGTCGCTTCGCCGTTTCAACGGCACCCCGCCTCTCGATAAGGCGCAGCACACCAAGGACGATCGGCGCGTCGATCGCAGTGATGGGCAACTCGCCAATATGAGGCAACACGTCACGCTTGAGCGTTCGCCAGACCTCGTTGGCATGGGCTGGCGCCCAAACTGTGCTGGCAAGGTCGAACCACTCCCTTGCGACAACTTCAAACGTCGCTTCCGCGTCAGAGCGCTGGATCGCCTTTTCAAGCTTTTTCTGTGCGGATGGGTCCTTGCCTGATTTGAGGAGCTGGCGCGCCTCGTCCCTAGCACGCCGTGCATCGAGCAAACACACCTCAGGATAATCACCTATGACGAGTGTTTTTTCCTTGCCGAGAAACTCGTATCGGTACCGGAAAATTTTTCTGCCGGCCTTTGTCACGTAGACGTGGAGGCCATTGGTGTCAGAGAGCCTGTAAGGCTTGTCCTGCGCCTTCGCTTTTCGAATCGCCGTGTCGGTAAGCAC